GAATCCGTATGAATGGGACGAGTTCAGAAGGTGGCTCGATTTTTGCATGGATAAGAAGATTCGAATCGTCTCCACCGGAAGTGAAAAGAGCTTCACGCGGGCCGTAACTGACGTGACTATCGGCGGGGAAGTTTTGGGAACTCACTTTTTCGGCATCGGATGGAAACACGAAGAGTCAGAGGAGGCGGCGAGATGATCGTAAGATGTGAGTTGTGTGGATATCATGAAGACATAACCAAAGAGGAGTTTGATTATAACGATGGATTCATTCAGTGCCAGATGTGTGATGAAGGCATCTTGGAGACAATGGAATGAGACGAGCACCGTTTTGCATTTTGGATGATGAAGACTACGAACTGGCGGAGGCCATCCAGAAGACGGGGCTCCACAAGATCAGTTCTTGGATTCTGGTCTACCTAATGAGGACGGGAACCGGGAAGTCCAAGGATATTCAGAACGGCACTGGCTTGGATCAACCGACGGTGAGCATCCATATCAAGCCTCTCATCGAGAGGGGGTGGGTACTGAGAGAGAATCGTGCGGCTCCAGCCAGGGGCGCTCCGCACAACGTCTACAGCTTGGCTATGCCGCCCGCAGACCTTCTGGAGATGATCGAAACCGAGCTGGAGGAGAAGCTGAGCGAAGAGCAAACCAGAGTCGCGAGCCTTGTGATCAAGCTTCGCGAAGCCAGGAAGAGCATGGAGTGATGAGAGATGGAAGAGTTGAAAGTCGGAGACAGAGTAAAGATCGCGGACGACAGTAATGACGTTCGCATTGAAATTGCGAAATTTTATGGTGTGTTTCATGTAGGGCGCGAACTATATTGCGGCAAAGTCGGAAGAGTAGTATTCAAACATACCGATCGCGGGAATTTGTTATTCGGTGTAACAGTGCCTATCATTGATTCTGATGGTGCGTTCACGTGGCCCGCAAATCTTCTGGAGAAGCTTCCAGCCGAGAAGAGTATTCATCAAGCGAAATGTGTTGTGTCCAGTCAGGCATTTAAAGATGCGATGTTGGTCGTATGTGGTAAGATCAGATACGACTTCGATTCAGTTGAAGCCACCTGCAACTTCATTAATTCCATGAACGCAGTCGCAAAGGTTGAACCACCGAAACCAGGTGTTGCGGAGATCGTCTTTGATCACGTCACCAAAGACGGAAAGTGTATGCTCCAGATAGCGGATATTCGTGGTGTCCAAGGCCAGGGATTGCCGGACGAATACTTAGATGGATACGATTGTAGGATGGTTCCAAGCAACCAATCAGGATATATATTTGTCAATGGAAAAAAATATGGAGTCGGTCAGGTGATGACCGAAGAGGAGGCCGCGAAGCTCGTCAAGAGGATGAGGGCTTGCGGAAAGCGGCTTCACGATATCAACGTGGCCGCCAGAGCAAAAGCAGACGAGGCGAGGCTGGAACGATGGAAAGCTAAAGGGCGAAAGGTGGTGAGGATTTAAAATGAACGCGAAGATGATATTGTATGTGGTTATGGTGGGGCTGATTGGCACTTCATCTGCCGTGGTGTTTTCGGAAGACTATCAAGATGGTTACATGGCCGGTGCTGATTTGGTCGGTGGTATGAAACGCATGGACGGCCTGCTAGACGGCACGTTGATCTTGCTCACGGTCCTAGATAATCCCACCGAAGTCCCTGTATTGGACGCATTTCTATCAACGTTTGTATCGGGAGTGGCGGAAAGATACAACACAGAAGTCGCGGAGTATAATGCCATGGTAGATGACATTAACGGGGCAACTCGAATGATTTTGGGTGAGCCCGTTGAAGATGATTACCTGTTAGAATATCAGCCGGTGTATAGATGACCGAGTCCGATCTGAAAGGCGAGCTGGAAGAGTGGGGTGACGTGCTGAATCCGAGACGAAAGACGAAAGGCGATGATTGATATGGGGCGGCCAAGTTGGATCGGTGTTACCGTGGCGTGGCTTATAATCGGAGGAATATTATTATGGCTTGAGGGTGCGCATTCAATGGTTGATCAGTACCTAGAAGCTGGAAAAATACTTCTACTGGCAATAATAGCAGAAGGTATATGGAGGCAATGCTAACGTTCTCCGCTTATAGTATATTCCCGTAGCTTTTCTATTTTTCTTTTATTATTTTCCATATTCTCTTTTTCCCGTTCCTCCAGATCGGCAACGATCTCAGCCAGCTTGCGGCGAGACGACCACGAAAACACCCGATCGCTTCTGGTATTGTAGCTCACGATCCCCTCCTTCTCAAGAGACCATAGAGCGTTCCAAACGGTGCTATTCTCCAGCCCGGTTATGCTGGCGATCTCTGAAGGTGAGAGGACGTCCTGATCCTCGAACGCCATGATCACAACGGCCTTGCCGTGAGAAAATCCGAGCCGTTCCAAGAGGGCGATCAGTTCCATCGGATGATATAGTTTTACGTGATAATATAAAAACCTATTGAATGGGATGCGAAGAGTTTTATATTTGATGGAATAAGATAATAACGCATGGATCGACTTATGGCCCGGTGCGAGGCCGTGACAACGAAGGCTCAGGGCGAATCGCTCGTTTTTGATGTCCGGGCCATAGCACCGGGTACGAAAATTCCAGTTTACGATGCAGACCTGAAACCGGTACTGGTCGATGGTGTCCAGAAGGTCTTCGAGGCAGACGAAGATTTTCTGAAACGTTCGGTGGCCTTGTTTGATGGTGGCCACTTGAACCGGGACCATTTAGCCGACACCGATTTCGGCGACCTGACAAAAGCGTTCTATGACGGTGGCCTTTGCTTTTCCGGTATGTGCTCTTCTCCGGATGATATCGAGCTAATATCTGGTGGAAAATATAACGGTTGGAGCATAGAAGGAGAGTTCGTAGCCACCGAGACCGGCGACGCCCTGAAACCTACCAGGCTCTCACTCCTCACCGAAAAAGATCCGGCTTGTCCCTCGAATCGGTGCGATACTCTGAGGATGGCACTTGCGGCAGCCACGACTGAAGCACCGTTACGAGACGACTGGAACAACTGGGGTCATTTCTCGATTCGCGGCAAAGACGATGAATCCGTTTCACTTAACTGTTATCTCCCTGATATCGATTTTGGGGACGGTACCGAGATCAAATCAATGGACGTAGTTGATCCTGACAAGTTCAGGATTCTTGCACAGTATATCGTGAACACCGTGCTGGGAGTTGCCTCCGGCAACCAAGGAGCTGTTGTAATGGCATCTGAACCGAAGCCGGGGGAACCCGGAACTGTGGACCCGTTCGCCTCCATCAAGGAGAAGTTCGGGGTCGAAAGCGAGGACGAGCTTAAAACGCTCATTGAACACGGACGAAAGTATGCAGATGTGACCACGAAGCTCGATGGGATCAAAACCGAGCGGGATGAACTGAGGACCGCCAAGACTGAGCTTGAAACGAACCTCACCGCCCTCCAGGAAAGACAGAGGCAGCGTGACATAGCCGAAGCCAAAGAGAAGGTCAAGACGGCGTTCGTCCCTGGACTCTGGGAAGGCGAGATCGAGGAGGAGGTTGAAGGTGGCGAGAAGGTCAAGATCGCCAAAGTCGATCGGATGGCCGAGGATTACGTGAAAGATCCGGCTGGGTTCTATGCCGCGAACCGGACGTTCGCTCTTGCAGAGAGACCTCTTGAGCCTAAGACCAAGTTCCAGGGGAGCGCGGCCAGCACTGAAGCTGATGAGATGTTTGCCGCCAGGCGGGCCGCTGTGGACAAAAACATGCAGAGGTCCGGAAGGTGATTTTGAATGGCTGATAAATATGAAGTAGATGTCCGGCTTGAACTGGAAAACATGCCGGTTCGCGGCGCGGGTGTTGTGGTTCCCTGCATCCTTGAGGAAGGCAATATCACCGTCTATTCTGGAAAAACGCTATCGGATGGAGCTGTCCGTAGAGCCGAGAGCCATTATGCGTTTGCCGCCGAGATAGAAAAGAACGATTTGGTATATGTAGCATCCGACGCGGCATATACCTATGATGGTTGCCAGGGAATGCCGGTCGTCGCGAAGACCTCCAGCACCAACGGAATCCAGGGTATTGTTCTGGACGATCCTCGAAAGCTCGTCGCCAGACCTGCAAATAGCGCCGCCGCAGACTCAGTAGCTAAGAGAATCGCTGGAAAGTTCTATCGGGTGGATCTGGTGTGGTTCCCCGCGTTTGCCTACACCTCTCAGCTTGCCAATGCCACCAGCCCCAACATATCCATCGGAGACGCTCTGATCTATGATGTGTCCTCTGCAGTCATGATCGGCGGCGGATCAACCAGCGGGATTACGGCGGCCCATGTAGCCACGGCGGATGCGGTTTATGTCGGCTGCTTCTGGGGTCTGATGACGGCGGGAGAATCCCAGGCTTAGGAGGAGATAGAAATGGCTCTTGAAAACAATTCTCTGTTTACGGACCCGGAAGCGATCACCGACCTGGTGGACCGGGTAATCTCGCCTCGGATGTATCCCATCGAGTTCGCGGCCCCGTTCGTCAAAACCGACGATGGCAGCATCCCCATAGTCAGGGATACCTATAACGAGACCAACGACCCGCTCAAGGCCCTGCCTCCAGAGGGCGTTCCTCTCGACTGGGAACCGTCCGCCGTGCAGGTAACGCTCGGAGAACTGGTAACGCTGAACACTCAGATGAGAAAGGTAGAGCTGAGGTTCAAGAAATCCGACTGGGATAAGCCCAACGCTGATTACGCGGTCAACAAGTACTACACGTTGGCCGGAGACAACCTGGCCCGCCAGCTTCAGCGCCAGTGCATCACCAATCTTCAGGCCACGTACAACGTCACCACGACCCTCTTCACCGCGAAGAAGGGAGATGCCTGGTCCGAGACGACCGCCGATCCGCTCAAGGCTCTCAGGGCTCTCGCAGGTGATTTCGGGAATGCCGGCTCGGATCTCAAGACTGTCTTAGTGGACCAGACCAACTGGCGCGAACTGTTGGACCATCTTGAGGTCAACGATTACGACATGACCTATGCTAGGGAACAGGTCGCCCCCAACCGAGCATTCGATCAGGAAGTCCTGGTCATGAAGCTGAACGTGAATCCTCAGATCAACGTGGTCGGGATTCGAAACAGCTTCATAACCGAAGGCAGACTGATAGCAGTAGGTGCGGTGGATGGAATGCCAGCAGCCAACACCTACTACTACGAGGAACCTGGATACGATGTCCAGCGGCTCCCTGAGTTCGAGAACATCCCGCTCCAGGTCAACACCTACGACAGCTTGAACGGGAAGTATAACCATGTCGAGCTTTGGATCGACGCCAAGACCGTAGTCCAGAAACAGAACGCCGTAGCTTACGAATCGGGGGCGGTAATCTGATCACCCCCGATCAGTTTGATGCTCTGATGGCCGGACTGAAAGAAGAGGGGCTGGAAGACAAGGTCCGCAATAACCCAACCAACCTCTTCATCAGGGGCATCTTTGGATCTGGCGTCGAAAAGATTTTCGCCATCCTGCCTGAAGGGACATGGCCTGACATCTTCGAAGTCGAAGATCCGCCCGCCCGCCAGAAGAACGCTCCGAGCGGTTACATCATGGTGTTCAGGAAAGATCCGGGTGCCGTTGCGGACACCCGGAGGACAAGGGGTAAGCCTCCTGGAGGGAAAGGAGACGGCGAGATAGGCGAGTGATCCGACGATGGCGGCGACGATCGACACCTATATTGAGGCGTATTGGTCCGGCCTGACGGCGGCTCTAGCTGCTATCAGTGCAGACCTTATGACGAGCCTCAAGGCTCAAGCTACGTCTCAATTGGCGAACTACGATACGTCGTCGCTATCGGCTGACGAACTTCTGGCGGTCCAGGCGTTGATCGTCTGCATCGAAGCCGGTGGCATGTCCACTCTTGATGAGTGGTCCGAGGACCGTCACTATTCCCAAACTGTAGCAAAACTTAACAAACCAGCATCAGTCGATCCTTGGATCGGGGAACTGACCCGCAAGCTCGCGAGATGCCGGTATTCTGGAGACGATGGATCGATCGCGGCCAGGTACGCTGTGAAGTACCGGAGACCGTCGGTTCATATCGCTCCGAGACTGGATCAGAACGAGATTCCCGGCATAGACTCAGAAGCTTCGGACTTCAGGCCTGACATACTTGAAGACATGGACATGGAGGGACCGTAAATGGGCAACCTCAAGCTAGCGCACATAATAGCGATAGACAAAGACAGCGGGGAGCCCGTGGCCCTCGTTTGTGATGCGAACGGATACGTAAGAGTAACGTTGGATACTGAAACTGTGACCGTTGGCGGATCGGCACTGCCTACTGGTGCCGCGACTTCTGCCAAACAAGACCAGGCGAAAGGCGTCCTAGACAACATCGAAGCTGGAATCGACGAGCTGAAGGCCGAGATCGTACTGGGCGCTCGCGTCACGACCACGGCTGCTCTGACGGTTTCAGCGGCTGGGGACAACACGGCTATAGCCGCCCCAGGCGCTGGCAAACATCTGGCCATATACAGGCTCGTCATGACTGCGGCCAGAGGTTCTGAGGTCAATATCGTCCTGAAAAGCGGGGCCACGGCCAAATCCGGCGCGATGGTGGCAGACACTTACGATATCAATTTCGGCGACGCGCCGCTGATATGCGGAACAGATGAAGCGTTCGTCGTCAACCTGTCTGATACGGTAGCTCTTACAGGATTGATCCAATATGAGGTGGTGACGGAATGATCGGCAGAGCACCGATGAGGACACCAAGGCTAGGAATTGGGATAGCACCACCAGCAAGCGATGTCGCAACCCAAGACATCAAATCGATACGAGACGTGGCAACGCTAGGATCTGAACTCGTTGCCAACGGAGACTTTGATGGTGATGCATCGGGCTGGACTCTTGGAGCAGGCTGGGCATATGGAACAAACAACGTCGCACACACACCGGGGAATGTTGAAGCACTGTCTCAAGACATTTCGGTGGTTATTGATACTGTCTACGTGGTCTCTTTTTCCCAGTCGGGTGCAAGCGCCGGATCACTCACGATATCAATAGGGGGCGTTTCGGTTGCGTGGTCGTATTGGCAATCCGTAAAATCGGTCACGATCACAGCAGGGGCTACCGGATCGTTATCGCTATCGATCACACCATCAACCGATTATGACGGCACGCTCGATGATATTTCGGTCAAGGCGATTGTGGCGTATACGCTTCCAACGGCCAGGTTGCTGAACGTAGATGGCAGCGTAGGAGCGGAGATTCGATCTGGGGGATCGGGACTCTCCAACACCGCGATCGGGATCAACGCGCTCTATGCGAACACCACGGGCAACTACAACACCGCGATCGGGGTCAACGCGCTCTATGCGAACACCACGGGCCACTACAACACCGCGATCGGGCGAGACGCGCTCTATGCGAACACCACGGGATACTCCAACACCGCGATCGGGATCAACGCGCTCTATGCGAACACCACGGGCAACTCCAACACCGCGATCGGGGTATCCGCGCTCAGATCGAACACCACGGGCCACTCCAACACCGCGATCGGGTACTACGCGCTCAGATCGAACACCACGGGCAACTACAACACCGCGATCGGGATCAACGCGCTCTATGCGAACACCACGGGCAACTCCAACACCGCGATCGGGCGAGACGCGCTCTATGCGAACACCACGGGCTACTCCAACACCGCGATCGGGATCAACGCGCTCTATGCGAACACCACGGGCCACTCCAACACCGCGATCGGGGTATCCGCGCTCAGATCGAACACCACGGGCTACTACAACACCGCGATCGGGATCAACGCGCTCTATGCGAACACCACGGGCCACTCCAACACCGCGATCGGGTACTACGCGCTCAGATCGAACACCACGGGCAACTACAACACCGCGATCGGGCGAGACGCGCTCTACTCGAACACGGAAGGCATCGGGAACATCGCATTAGGGTACCAGGCAGGCAACCTGATCACCACCGGCGACTACAATATCATCATTGGTTATGATATTGATCCGCCACTGGCAACGACGAACAATTACGTCAACATTGGCGGAATAATCAAAGGGACGAACGTAGCCAACGGAGCAACTGCGCAACTCGGATTCTTCGGGACCGAGCCGATTAACAAACCGTCGGTGGACTTGAGTGGAGACACCGCAAGCGATTTGGCGAACCTGATAACGGCACTGACCAACCTCGGGCTGATAACCACCACACCGTGAGGGAGATAATGAACTTTGTAGAATATACGCGAAAGAAGGCGGCGGATGCTATCGTATCGGTCGCCAGGACAGGGGTAGATGTGACGATCGCCTACGACGAGTACGACCCGGACACCGGGGAGAAGTCGGTTCTGGAAGCTTCTCTGGACTTGGACCAGCTCCGGGAACAGCGAACTCAGATGAACGCACAGATCCAGCAAGGCATGGACCAACTCAACGCGCTCCGATCCGATCGGGACGACATAGCGGCCATGATTGCCGACATTAACGCGGTGGTGTCGTCATGATCGACGACGCGGGAAAAGCAGCTATCGTCCGCCAGATGCGGGACGAGTACGAGGTCACTCAGTACCGGCTCCAGGTGGCGCTCAAGATCGCTGAAGCGCAGCGGGAGAAGCAGCAAGTCGGCCTGATCAAGCGGGATCTCGCGAACATCGAGATAGCCCTGGCCGAACTCGATGGGATAATCGAGGTCGGAGCGTGACCGAAAACCTTCGGGGCGAGGGGGGCATTTTATAGTGCGCCCTCCCCAAGAAACTTCAACTATTGAAGGCGAGGTAATCAAGAACGGTTTTCATATCCCCCGTAGTGTTAGCCGCGTGATCATGGCGGACAAGACTTACCGCTTTTTCACCTTGAAAGAGTACGTCAGTGCGTTAAAACGAGTCAGAAAAGGAACTTATCAATCCGAGATATATGATTGTGACGATTTCGCCCGGTACGCGGTATGTAGAATCAAGAGCGATCCTCACAAAACCAAGCACCACGGCGCAGCTGTCGGTGTAACATTCGGAAGATACGCGCCCGACCGAGAATATCATGCCATTGTGGTCTTTTGGACGGCTCCAGACAAGCGATACTATTGGGAACCGCAAACCCACAAGATCGTAACGTTCCACCCAGACCAAATGTTCTTGTGATGAGGAAAAAGATATGATTGGGAACAAACAAATCCTGGCCCGGCACCTCGTTTCCTATTTTTATTCTGGTGGAGATTGCACCGACGAGGATGCAGAGTTCCAGCCACCCGCAGGAGGCTGCTATATCCGGTGCGATGTCGGAGCAGGTGGAGATGGATCAGTCACGATCGAAGGTACTTACGGTGGCGAGGATGTAGACGAGACCTTAACGAGCTTCGATTCTGAAGGCGTGACGATCGGAACTCAGCGATTCGATACCATAACCGCTATCAGCGTAACGCTTGAGGAGGGGACGGATTCCGTAACGGTATATCCAGCTTCCGAAACCGGCGATATTATAAATTATACGACATATTCAGAATCATATGTGAGAATCAACTGGAAGTACACCACCAGCACCTCAGCAAACAAGGTTGTGGTGAACGTCGGAGGGAAGAAGATCGAAGCCGAGATCGAAATCAGATACAATAAAAACCAAAATATAAATCTTGAAGACTTATTGTACATCGATGGATCGTGGTTCAAGGTGGATCAGATCCATCAGGAATCGAGATCTACGAAACTGGCTTATCTCTCGAATACGGGGGCGATAGCATGAAAAATATCTTTTTGATTGGTTGTATAGCATTGATGGTAGGAATGGCCGGTGCCGATACCTACAACCAGGACGTCATGGGCGAGGGCAAAGTATTCTCGGACTTCCGGTTAGGCGATTCTCTCGGAGACGTGATCCGAGGAAACGGCACGGGAATAGAGATCGGCAGACAAGTTACGGCAGGCGAATCTGAAGACAAGATCTTTTCAGGATTCCGGATGACAGGCGAGGCCGGAACTTTCCGGGCATGGGGTCGGATGGGCGGCGTGTCTCATAGCCTCTCCATCGATGACGCCACCGCGATAGATGCCACCGCTGCATTCCGATCTACAACCACAGATACGCTGGATTCAATTGACGAGGTGAACGGTACTGTGAAAGGCGGTGTCTCTGTCATCAAGGCCAACTTCACCGGGAATGCTGAGGAAGAGGTAATCGGGTTATCGGGCGGCCTTCATTCCAGGCCCGTGAAACTCGGAGAGACTGAACTGAAGGGAACTTTCCATATTGAAAGCGGGGTGACTGTATAATGGCTGGATTTGATTGTTGCGGAGGCGGTGACAAGGCAGACGAGCTTCTGGATAATTGGCTGGAATGTCTTGAACCGCCCGCCGAAGCGAGAATGGTAAACAAGATCTGGATCAAGTCGGGCCATACTCTGAAGGATCTTGTGGATGTTTCGACCTTTCCGCCGAAGGTGAATGAGGGTCTCTATGCAGAGATCATGAAATTGTATCCCAAAGACGGAATATTATTTAACGACGGCACCGGAAGCGGCCCCGACATGACCCGCGAAGAGTGGATTGCGGCAACTGGAGCCGATCCGTTGGCTCAACTCGCGTGGCAACGGAGGACGAAAAAATGAATGAAGCCGTAATAACCGGTCAGCTCATTCCAGGACAAGAGCTTGTTTCAGATGACGGAAGAGAATGGATCGTAAATGAGAACGGGGAACTGATTCTGATCCTAAAAGGAGATGGTCCGCGTGGGAAAAGTGATTGACAAGGCTACTGGGGACGTTCTCGCAGAGTTTGACAAGGAAGAGGACGGCATTTTCCTGAAAGAGAAGTATCGGAACGAAGGATACCATGTAAAAATGGAGTGGTGACAATGAAACTTAGTACCCGCCTCCTTCTGACGCTCATATCTACAGGCGCGTTGATCATGTTTGCAGTTCTCCCATATTTCGGGGTACCCGTGTCTGAGGACATCGTGAAAACGTTTACTGATCTCACGATGGTGGCATATGGGTTCTACTTCGCGGGCAGGGCGTCAGCTCAAAACCAGACCCAGATCATCGAATCCGAGCCGCTGAAATATGAGAAGTTCATCGGGACTGACTCTAAGGGACTCTAAGGGTGATTAACATGATTGCTAATATTAGGCAATCTTGTCATAAATCCATAAAAATTTTTTCTGCCTGAAAAAATATAACCGTTATGGAGGTAAAGAAAAATGCATGGTTATGCCGCTGACGTTGGGGGGAGATGACTTGGGGGGCGCGTCGATTCCGAAGACAGATCGCGAACTTCTCCTGTCCATATATCAGACGTTGTGCGGCGAGGGCGGCGTGTGTGATATCCAACGTGACCAAGAAACCCGGTTGACCGCGTTAGAGAACTGGAGGTGGTATATTCTGGGAGCTTTCGCCGCATTCACGTTTTTATTGGTGTTCATGGGGAGGCTCCTTGATTTTGGGTTGGTCGGTGGGGCATAATCGAATATAAATATCAAGCCGTTCTATAAATCGCTGGAGGATAAAATCATGGCTACCGAGAACATCCAGGAGTTCACAAAAGGCATCGAAGCCAACTGCATGAAGCACTGGATGAAGGTGGCCGCGAAAGCTCCAGCGATGGCGCTGATCTGGCAGTCTCAAGTAAGAGAGAGAACGCCTTATGTTTCCGGAACTCTGAGAAGAGGTCAGTTCGTCGAAGTTAAGCTTCTCAGTTCCACTGGGATCGAGTTCCATTTCAAGACCTCTGTGCCGTATTGGTTCTGTGTAAACAACGGCGGCCCGTGCCCGCGCGGCAAGTCTCGGGCTCCTCGCCACTTCTTTGAGGAAGGTACTCAGGTCGCTATCCCCATGATGATCGCGCTGGCAAAGGCGGTGCGATAGGATGCCTACCTTCGTCAACCCGGTTGCCGAGATCGTGAAAAAGATGAGACTGGATTCTGACCTTACAGCGCGGATCGCTATATCCCGAATCCATGTCGGATATCCTAAGATCGTGAACGGCGAACCTACTGGCGTCGACAAGCCGGGGATTTACGTTCACCGGGCGTCTGGAGAGATGAAGTTCGTCTATGGCCCGTCGTCCCTGACTGACGCCCCGAAGTACGGATCGGCTTCTTACCAGGTTGACGTGTTCTCAAGTATTGGCGTAAGTGATGCTGACGAAATAGCGGCTTTAGCTCAGATCGCGGTAGGGGAGAACGTGTCCGCTGGAGGGTTATATTCGATCCATTTTATAGATAGCATTTCGACCTACGACGAGGGGTTTGATTGCTACCATTCCATATTCATAATAAGCGTTAGATTAAAACGCCGAGACGCCGGGGTGGTGCTACTTGGCTGAAGACCTAATCGCAAAATATATTTTTCAAGCCGAAGGCATAAACACTGTCAAAGCTCAAGCTGCCCAGCTTGGCGGGTATCTCCAAGCAGAGGGCCGAAAGGGCGGGGCCGCGTTTTCTGAGTCGTTCAAGAGTACGTTGTCCCCAGCGTCCTTGATGGGGACGGCGGGGACTTTGGCGGCGGGCGCGGTTGTAGCGGCACCGTTGGCATTTGTGGCGGCGGCTGGAGCGGCTACCAACGCTTCCATCAAATGGGAAGCTGAAATGGCAAACGTCGCTAAGACGGCTGGCGCGGCTACGGACATTGCGGCTTTGAGCGATTCGCTTCTCCAGTTATCCACCATCCCAGGAATGCCCGCGAAAGAAGATCTGGCCTCCATTGCAGAAATGGCCGGGTCTCTCGGAGTCAACGGAACTCAGAACGTCGAAACGTTCACTGAAGCCGTAGCACACGCCACTTCTGCTTTTGGAGGTCTTACGGCTGGTGAGACCGCTACTCAGCTTGCCAAAATGGAGAACGTGTTCGGGATAGACGTTTCCCAAACCGAAAACCTGGCTTCTGCTATCGACTGGGTTGGAAACAACCTAGCCGCGACCGAAGCCGAGACGATGGCCGCGATGCAGAAGATGAGTGGCCTCGGCGCTATGTACGGGATGACCGCCTCCGAAGCAGCGGGCCTGAGCGGGTCTCTGATCGCCCTCGGTATGGATGCAGATAGCGCCGGTACTCTAACATCTTCGTTGATGACGAAGATTACCGACCCTGCAATGTGGGGGAAAGCAAGCGAACTTGTCGGGATGACGGCTGAGGAGTTCGGATCTCTCGCTACTTCGGATGTCGATTCGGCATTGTTGGAGATTGCAAGCGCGCTAGAACAAATCGAAGATCCGATGGAACGGGCTCAGGCCATATCTGATCTAGGTCTAGGTATCCAGGAATCCAAACCTCTTCTGAAGATGGTAGGCCATACTGAAGAGATCAGGGCCAACATGGAGGGCGCGGGGGAAGCATTCGAGGAAGGTGCAGGTGCGATGAACACCTTCAACGCGAAAGCCGAGACCTCTTCAGCACTTATTACGGCCATAGGTCATCAGGTCGGAGTTATCGCGGTTGGGTTTGGCTCGTCTATCCGGGATTCGGAGACGTTCCATAGCGTGCTGGAGGGCGTTTACGGAACCCTCGATAAGGTCATCACCAACATGGATACCATCAAGGGGCTGGCCGGTCATCTGGCCTCTGATCTCAAATCAGGGTTAAGCTGGCTTTATGAAGCCTCTCCACTTGATGAAATCGTTGGTGCTGCCGGTGCGGCGGATGAGAAATGGAATATTGGCGAGAGGATCTGGGGTGGCATCAAAGAGTATGCCGGGACCGCTGGAGAGGAGAGCGGGGAAGAGTTCGTAGGCGAAGCTGAAAATGCCATATCTGACGGTGAACCTGATCTCACGGCCACCACGACAAAAGTTATGGAAGAGGCTGGAGAAGAAGCCGGAAAGGCAGGCGGGAAAAAGCAAGCTGAATATCACGCAAAAGCGTTCTTGGATGGACTGAAAGGGTATGAATCTACCTTTGCGGCTGGGAGATCTCTTATTACGGGCGAGTTGCTGACTCCAGAAGGCACAGGTACGGGAAGAGATCTTGGATACGGAGAAGGAACTCCTTGGAGGCAGTTCCAAAAAAGTATAGAAACTGATTTAAAATCTAGTAGCTACGGGGGGACGCTAACATATTATTATGAGATAGAAGCGAAAGAAATACTGAGTAGCGGCACTGAATCAGATCTAAATACGTTTATATTTGAGGATTCACTTGATGAATTAAATGATAAGCTATATACCCTTTATGAAAATGAAGAGGTGGCCGCAGCTGGAGCAGATTACCTCAAAGCAAAACTAACTGGTGCTGATCCAAGCGATATCGCGGAAAAGTGGGCGGCGTTTTCTGTTGCAATAGATAATGCGAATCGAGGCGCAGAGTTGGGATGGGAGGATACGGAGTTCCAGAACTGGGTTGAAACGCTGCCTGTAGATCTCCAAGTAATCGACGACTTCAGCAAAGATACTCAAAAAGCGTTATATGATATTTATGAAGGAATGGAAATTCCTGAATCAATAGAACGCGAAGGCGGGATAGGTAAACGAATTGTAGAACTCTCTGAGATAGGAGACGAAGACTCTCAGAAAATACTGGATAATATAAACACGGCATGGGATGCTGTATTAAGTGGTCTCGAAGAAGACAGCATGGATCAAGACCAGTTCAACGTACTGGATGGATATCTTGATTATCTCATAACAGAAGGCGCCGATCCTGACCGAATCGAAGAACTTAGGACCGAATTTAGAACCACGTTATCAGAAACGCTTCTGAAAGAACTATTCACCGAAGAGATCCCGGTATCGTTCGCCGCGATGATTAAATCGGGCCTAACGGACTTCAATGAGATCTTCGAAGACATCGGATCTCAGGCAGTTTCGGCGTTCAACAATGGTCTGTCAGCAGAAGAGGCTCATTCGATTGCTGACATGTACGATGAATTGAGCCGAACCGACCGCGAAAAATTCGAGGAGATGGGCGGCGATGACATGTTGGCGTGGTGGCGCGGGGCTCAAGAACTCCTCGATGCCAGAAATTTAGCTGCCTCAGTCGGAAGCGACACTTCTCAACTCGATGCGGAACTAGATGCTTATTTCGCCACCTATGATGGACATGTAACTGTCACCGCAGAGGTCAACGCTTTTGGCGGTCCGATCGCAAAAGGTCCGGTAGACGAGGACGGCAACCCGATCACGCTGGCATCGCTCCTTTTCGGCACTGATGCAGACCGCCGCCGTGAAATTGAGCGGGACGATCTATGGTGGAAGAACGAGGTCATGCCTCAGATGGAGGACCACATCGACCAGATGCTGGCCGCCGCCACTTCTGGATACGAAGATGATTATCAAGCGGCTTTAGAGAATGCCAAACTCCTCTACCAGATCCAAGATACCTATGCCGACATGATGACGGATCGCCAGAATGAGCTTATCACTGCTCTCCGGCAGGGCCAGATCGGCATAATGGAGTTTAACGAGCTTTGGGATGACGTTGAAACGTCGATTGATGATGTCGGAAAGTCGGTAGACGAACTTTCAGAGAAATACGGCAACCTGGCAAAAACGACCGCCGAAGCTGGCGACGATTGCTGCGAGGCAATGTCAGCGTTCGGCAAAGCTCAGGAAGCCTCCAGCGACATGTTTTATGGGTCTTATATCGGCCCTACCGAGAACTATGTACCGTGGCTTGCCGAAACTGGAGAATACGATAAGCGGATCAGCGTTGGATTTGATTTTCCGGACGATATAGATCAGCAGGTGGCGGAATATCTCGCCGCTCATCCAGCCGAAATGGACGTCAATCTGAAAGAACTCGATAAAGAAACCGCTGACAAGTGGTTGGCTGGGCTGGGTCTCTCAACCGATCTCGAAATCAACCCCCCATCGGAGGAAGATATATTCGGGTTCGTAAATACTATTGAAGAGGCAGACGCGACCATAATTCCAGGAGCCGACTTAAACCAGGATGACTTATATAATATCGTAACAGAAATTAATACTACTGAAACCGCAATACCCGTTGGGCTCAACGCTACTCAGTTCTGGAACGAGTACATGTCCATCGTAACACGAATATCTAATTGGACTGTATATATCCCGGTAGATGTTTCGGTCGTGGCGAACATCCCAGCGCTGGCATCACAGATCAAAGCCGAGATCCTGGCGGGGTTGCAATCTTGAGCCGGGTGGATGCGTGCCGCGTTGACGGGTTCAGGATAGAGCGGCGTGGCGTGGCCTCTCCTGAAGACGACGTTACCCTGAAATGGAACAATCTTCATTTCGTCGAAGACGATATCACTCTGAAATGGAACCTTCGATCTTATTTAATCGACGATATCACTATCAAGTGGAACACTCTAATTGCACTACAAGATGACGTTACTCTGAAATGGAACTGCCTATCTGAAGTTATCGACGACATTATATTAAAATGGAACGAAAAATCTTTCGTCCAGGACGACATCACGCTGAAATGGAACGATGCGTTCGTCACATCGGATATCGTTATCAAGTGGTCTGATGGGTGGCTAATAGACGATGTTACCTTGAAATGGAACAATCTTCATTTCATCCAGGACGATATCACCCTGAAATGGGATGAGAGATCATTCATCCAGGACGACATAACGCTGAAATGGAACTTAATATCATATCTCACCGACGACATAACGCTGAAATGGAACCTCAAATCTGCATTAATAGACGACATAATATTGAAGTGGAACAATCTTCATTTTGTCGAAGACGACATGACGCTGAAATGGGATCTCATTTCGTATCTCGCCGACGATATCACCCTGAAATGGAATTTGGCTTCATATTTAATCGACGATATTACATTAAAATGGAATAACCTTCATTACGTCACCGACGATATCACCCTCAAGTGGCATGAGGGGCCGCCACTTCCGGGCCTGGTGGACTACTTGGAGGTGATCACGGTCCAGGGAGATGTGATCTATCCGGATATGATCACGGTTCGGGCGGAATTAAAGCCGTTTGGAACGTTGGACCGCTACATCCTCCACTTGAAAGAACCGATACCGGAAGACTCGAAATGCCGCCTCTACCTGAAAGGGTCGGTCATCTACCTTGAGGGGCTGTCTCGATCTTGCATCCAGCGATATACCGCCGATGGGTCTTACTATGAGGTTGAAGTCCGAGAGTACTCTGAGATCCTGAAACCCATCGAGCCCAGAGGCGGCCTCTACTTGGTGAAGGAATCATGGGAGGACGTGACGGTTTCCCAACTTCTCGCCAGTGCCGAACCTCCGGACAACTCGGATATCATCGGTCTGATCTACATGGCCTCCTCGGCTATCGACTTCGAGTTTTGGGCCACCTATGATGCAGAGAACGCTATCTATTCGTTCACCTATGAGGGCGCTGCATTCTCTATTTCAAAGGTATATCAGGATGCTACCACCCTGACGGAGAGGGTTAGTGCGGCGGCGCTGGAGTCGGCTTCAGGATGGTATCATGATTCGGCCAATAAAATACTTTATGTGAGATTGACAGATGACACCTCACCCTATTACCATGTCGTCTCAGTCCCCTATATCTGGGATGGGATTATGCCGGTTCGGCTCGGAGTCGTCTCTTCTGGCGGATCTACCAACATCGCATACTGGGAAACCGCGAACGGTGACATCCCTCTGGAGACGATCAACACTCTACTCCTCGCCGTCGGGCTGGAGGCGGAAGCCAGTGTCCGAAACGGTATCTGTTACATCGACGTGACCGATCGGGCGGGTGCTGGAACCGTTGGGGACCCTGCTCAGTTTTATCATGCTACCGAGAATATTAAAGACGTGTCCGAGATCGTCCTGAACGACGCCCGTTACACGGTGGCCGGGGTCATCCTCTCAGGATACGGTTCTGGTGCCGGGGCGGTCCATGCCGGAGCGTTCCGGAATATGGGGAGAGGAGGCCGCAAAGTGAGGCTGGACGATGCCTCGATGCACTCCACTACTCAGGCTCAGGATTACGTGACGAACTATCTGGATGATGCTTATCTTCCGGCGCATGGTATCACTTTTGATGTGCCTCTTGTGGTCGGAGCTTCGATCGACAAGCGGCGGGTCGGTGACACGATCAAAGTGGAGATCCCGAAAGCGTTCTTCAATCAGGTTCTCCGAATCCAGGAACTGAAGCCAGAGATCGCGAAAAACAATCTCACCATCACGGCGGGGGACGCTGTTTATTCGCTTGAGTCTCAGCTTCAGGCTCTCAAGTCAGCGAACGAAAAGTACCGGCGCCACCTGGAGGACACGATGGAGTCTTACCAGTTTGAATGGGACGACATCAACCTTGATCACGTTACGGCTCTATCAGAGACCTTCGATATCGATTCAGACGTTCTGGACTTCCAGAAGCTTGAGGTCTCGGTATCTATCCAGAATTATAGGACCGACGTGAAACAGGTTACGCAGCCTGGAATGAGTCATGCTCACGGTGGATCGGCTGGCCCGGGCGGAACCAGCCACGGCGGGCACAAGATATCGACTGAGCAAACGTCAGATTCATCCACAGATACGCCCACCTCAGTCGCCACAGACCTCCATACTCATGACTTCGAGACTTCATATCCAGATGGGGGAGTCGATGCAAACTTCCAAAAAGTAGCCACAAATATTCACACCCACCCATCCGGAACATTGTCGGCTACGGGGTCTGCGGCCAGCACCACTAACGCGGTGACCTCGCTGGGGGTTAGCTCTTGTACTGCAACGAACTGCACAAAATCATTCTATGCGTGCGTTACTGGAACGGTCGCCGTAATCGCCAGCAATCACACCCACCCAATGTCTGGTTCCACCGGGCAGCCATCTTCAGAGGTGAATGTTGCAAGTTCACTCCATACCCACTCAGGAACCACAGATGCCCCGAACACTGGTGAGGGGATGTTGATCTCCCTGGATGCGCTCGGACATACCCACCCCATCGCCGGAAAGCAAACCGACACCATCGAGGACTCGTTTACGCCAGCTATCGATGTGATGTTGCCGGAGTCTATTCTGAACGACGTTGGAATTGAGAAGTCCGAGCCCGGATCGACGCCAGAAATGTACCTCACGGTGGAGATCGACGGAACCCCCATCACCGGATCGCCTTTTGTGATCGGTGAGAGTGGGGCCTATACCTATAACGAAGAGGATGAGATCTGGGAGCTTTCGGACGACGTTGGCCCGGTCTCAATAGCCGATGCGATCACCACAACCGGAACGCATACGGTAGGCGTGAGCTTGAGTAACAAGACAGATCCTGGAGCGGCCTGTAAGGTCATGGCTTCAGTCCGGATTAATGGTCGGTTCTACGTGTCCATCATTTCGACGTGAGCCGCCAAAACGATAATTATATAAACCATCTGGATAAAGGAGATACTGAAATGGCTGACTCTGTAATCCCGGATTCTGATCTCTACCTCTTCCTCACGGCGGATGAGATCAGAGAGAAGAGGAGGGCGCTGCAAACCGAAGTAGATAAGCGGCAACTCTACATTACACCAGGAACGGCTTTCGGAGTTCCGGGATACAAGGGCCGCGAACTCCAGATATACCAGATCCTTCGACCGAGATCAGAGAACCGGCTTAAGATGAAGCTGTTGGAGATCTGGGTTCCCATAGAACAATTCGAAGAAAAGGATAAATCTGTCACGATAAAAAAAGCGGCTAACACCAAACTGGAGAATAAAGTACGATCGCTTACGGAAGACAAGGCCGCGTTTTTCAAAGACGAGCTGAAGACCGAAGATGACGTGAAAGCTGCAATTGAGAGGAGGGATGACCCATCGAGGAGAAGACTCAGGAGGTAGTTGATGTAGGCGGTGGACTTTTGATCCCTAAAGCGTGTAACGACCGCCTTTTCAACACCGAACTCAATGTGGAGGTAATATACGCCCTGATCGAAGTTTTGTTGGCCCCAAACCTTCCTAAGACGTGGGTTCACGATATAGGGAGGATCGTGAGAGAGGCGGCTGAGATGGTAAGAGACGGGAAAATGAAGCCTGACATGCAACAGGATTACGTGAACCAGGCCGTGAAGGAATACCTGGAGACCTCCAAGAAATGACACACGCTGATCATTGTGATTCCGCAACTACGTCCAATCCTGACCACACGAACACATGTATTAGTTTTAATAACTATTCAGATGCATGGCAAGATTGTGGCGCACATTCTGACTCGTCCCCAGAGCTGTGCCCTGGTGCATTTCAGGGAGATTTTCATGTTGACAATTCACATACTGATGGAACGCATACCGATTGCCATAACGACGTATCCCATTCAGATGTGACTCATACAAATACTTATTCGGATGTGGCGGCATGGGATAATCATTCTGATTCTCATACAGATACTCATGGAGATACATATTCCGATACACATTCCGATACTCATACAGATTATCATTCTCATAATTGCAATGGGAGCTATTACGTGAATTATACCGCGCAACCTGGAAATGTGTTTAGTGGCTGTGCTTATACTCATTGGAATTCCTGTGGGTACGGATCATGCAATTTCGAAGATTGTGGTGGGGTTGGTTATTATCATTTTGACTGGTACGTATATCAGGGGCATCAAAATTCACATGCAGATGTTGCATATTCTGACAGCCACGGCGACACTCATTCCGATACGCATTCAGATATAGCTCATGCCGACGAATGGTATAATGTGGTTCATTCTAACACGCATTCAGATGTAGCGTTTGTAGATGTCGCCTTCTCAAATCATTGTGATCACGTAGACCATAATGCAGGATGATTATCATGAGCACAATTCTATTCTACTTCAAAACTCAGTGTCCTGTTGGATGTGAGTATTGTTTCGGATCTCCTAGTGAAGATATTAAGTATGATCTCAATAAGATGATTGACACGTTCAAGCAAATATACGTCCGAGGAGACGCGGTGACATTGCATGGTGGAGAAGTATGCACGCTGCCGATTAAAGATCTTAGATGCATATTGGAAAAAATTAGATCGGTCATGGGAAACGATACAATAGGACTCCAAACATCACTTTTTGGAGCCACCAAACAACACATCGCCCTGCTGAAAAAGTTCAATGTATCTGTTGGGGTCTCAGTAGATGGGCCACCGGAATTGAATACATTACGTGGTCCGCGTGACCCAAATGCAAATGCGATTTATCAAAAAAGGCTCATAAAAACCATTGATGCGATAAGACACCCAGATGGGTCATTCGGTGGGATCGTAGTATTAACGAAACATAATGCTACTGGAGACAATTTGGAAAAATTGGTTAGTTGGGCAAAAAAAGTAAAATTCCAAGGTAGGTTTAATCCTATGTTTGTGCCGAATTGGAACCCATGCGCCGATGCAATTAGATTAACTCCAGACGAGTTGAAACTAGCCTGGATACGTCTAACTGATGAGTTATTGATAAATCATCAGTTGAAATGGGAACCCATGAGGGAATTTATTGATAATCTGCTCGGTATATCGAGTTTTTCGCCTTGTATTGTTGGGAGATGCGATTACACCTCAACTACGTGCAAGACCATTATGGGGAACGGGGAAGTCGCGAGATGTGATCGATGCTTTCAAGATGGATATTATCAGAGATCAAATACAAGAAATTATGTTCGATCTAGAATGCTCAAAATAACAGAGTGCGCGGGGTGTAAGTATTATGAAGTATGTGGGGGAGGATGTCCGGGGGAAGCGTTTGATGGAGACTTCAGGCACAAAACATATTTTTGTGACGCATATTATTCGTTATATGAATATCTTGAAACTCGGTTGCGGGGAATCATGCCGAATATAGTGTTGACGGTGGATTTGCCTGAATATTTCGATAATTATGAATTGAAGGGCCGTAGAAATAACCCATTCGTGCGAATGAACAACGGAACGTATAAGCGCCCCCATGTTTTTAAGCAACCTGAGTGTTCTCAGAACCCAAAAAATATAAATACACAGCGTGATGGGATTGGGACGGAGCACGGTGATCATTACGACTCAATTCCACCAAGTCAAAATCGAAATAGACCTCATGGTGATCATTTCGATGAAGCATTCAACGATTATAACACTGGAGGAATTTAAATGAGTGTAATTCATTTGCAGAGTCCTGACGCATTCACTGAGATTTTGCCCAGAATTGGATATAAGTTCAATTATAATATTGGCGAGTTCTATTCTGAAGTTGAATATGAAATGGTCCGATCACGGAAGCGGAAGGCGAACGTGTTTCATTTATCCTCACATAATTATGATAAAGAGATAGAAAAAATTATCGACGATGGGATGGTGTTCAAACCGATATTAAGATCTCGGGTATATGATGGATTTTCGCATAAACATTTTCCGGTGAATGCGTTAGGACCAAATGTTATGGTTTATGGAGTAATCTCACACGATTTGGATACTGCCAACGAATTTAAGCAAGCACACACGGGACAATCAACCGACCATGCAAAAATAGGCGAATTGTTGGGGTATCCGAAATGCTGTTGTAAATCATTTAAAACTGATTTTAAAAGGTCATTCGATCCAGTATATGAGCCAGCTGGACGCACCCCAGGTGCTGATTTTTCAAACGAATGTGTTTCTCTAGTAGATTATGATGTTCGGCTTCGGGTAGATTTGAGATATGTTGGGATCAGAATCATTCCATTTTTCCCATGCTCATATAAATGTCAGGAGGCCCACCGTGTTTCAAAAACGTGGTTAGATTTGATGTACTCGATAGATTCTGATATGACAAATGAAATAATCCAAGTACTTGAAATCACCCCAACAAAGTGGAGCAACCGAAATGGGCAAATTCATGTAGTGCATCCGGATTTTCAAATAATGGCCGCAGGATATCACGACAATACATATCGAGAGGTAAAGTTCTTATGAATGAGTCGGATGTGTTATATATCGTGTTGCGTAATGTTTCTGTGATTCGCCCAGACGATATACTTTTTATTGGCGGGTGTTCAAAGGCGGCCAACCGTCTTGCAAAAAAACTCAATGACGTTTCTGTGTATCGGGTTACCAAACTTGAAAATGAGACCGAAAATGATCGACAAGCTATTATACTTCGGACAATAAAATAGTAGTGTTTAGATAATGACTCTTCAGATCGGAGACCTGGAACTGAGTTATGCGAACGGGTTCATAGTCTACAAAGACATAGACTCCCCGAAAGCTGGAGACTATCGAGCCTCGGCTGTCCTCGCAGGGAACCGGGTCTATTTCGATTCGACGAACCCGAAAGCCACCGAGTTCAAGATCAAGGTGACGTGCCTCACCAGATCGGCTCTCGAATCGCTTATGGCTTACGATATCCGGAACTATTATTATCCTGATGAAGACGATACTTATCTCATCGAAGATTCGACGAGACGTTGGCTGATCAAGTCTTGTTTCGTTTCGTTTCAGTATCCAGGGACCGCCAATATCGATTGCGATGTTGATTTCGTCCTCACGTCGCCCTGTTCTCTTGGCGAATCTCTCCAGCAGCTATCGGGTACAATTTCGTCGTCGCCTACGAATATAACACCGCTTGCTAATGCAGGGAACGTGAATGCGCCGTTCACCTCGATCGCGGTTACTGGAAAGTATTCATCCGCGAACCTGGCGGCGGCAAAGCTGACCCACAACATCACCGGCTACGATCTGGAGGTTGCCGACGTTCTCCATGATGAAGCGGTTTTGACCTTCTATCCTGATCTCCTCTACGCTTTCCTTTCCGCAGCCGATCCGGTCGAATCGATCACCCGGACGGATCGAAACAAGGTCTCCTCTTCTGGAGTCACTTTCGATACCGACCATCTCGTCTTTGCCAACGGTTCCAGCCTTGTGATGCGATACCAGATAGGCCACCCTCTTCTGGCTGATCCCATCCTCACGCTCTCCATATCCTCCCTTGTCGGCGATCCCGTTCTCGAAGTGTCCAACGACGGGAACTATTGGTGGGAGGTAGACAGGGCTCTTGAAAACGGCGACCTCCAAGAGTACACTTTGACGAAACTGGCGGGGCTCGGTGATTTCAGGTGGAGGATAGTCTGCGATTCTGGCGATTCCCTGAACCTGTCCCGTTACGTTCTGGAAAGCTACCATTCGATCAGTGGGCAGCGTCCTCTCCCTTACATCCAGGCAGGGGCTACGGATGAATATCTAACGGCAACGATGTCGACAGGGAACTTAGATTACGACGTGCGATGGAGAGAAAAACATTCTGTATAGGTGATAATATGCCAATAGTAGCAGCGGATATTGTTCATAGGAACTCCAAAAGCGGAGCATCGGCTGATGGGGAAGCTTCCCCCGACGGTCTTGGCGGCTATATGTCCTCTGAGGCGATCACGGACGATACGGTCGAAAACCTTTTCGATAACGTGACTTCCGCTGAATCTGAAGCTGGAGCTACCGAGTATCGAGCGATGTTTATCTTGAACGATCACGGGTCGCTGACTTATGAGGCGGTCCGGGCATGGCTCGAAGGTAACTATCCGATGTGCCTTTTGACGACCCAACTCGAATCTGGGGGGTCTGAAGTCACGGTCTACGTTGACGACAATTCCAACTTCCCGGACACCGGGGCATTCTTCGTCGAAGACGAGGAGATTGCTTATACCGGGAAAAGCGGATCGACGTCGTTCACTGGATGTACTCGCGGCTCAAATTCGACTTCGAAGGTCCAGCATACAGTAGGAACGGCGTGCGAACATAACAAGATCAGTTTTGATATAGAAGATCCTGGAGGATCGGGCAATCCCATCCAGACCATCGCTGACGAATCTACGGCTCCAACAGGTCTTGCCGGATGGTCTCAGGCCCGAACTTATGCCGACGGTAAAGTGATCGGCGATCTCGCGGCTGGCGAGAAGTACGGGATCTGGATCAAGAGACAGGTCCCCGTGGGGTGCCAGGCCAAATCTGGAATCTACGTGAAGATTCGAGTCAAGGGAGACACGGCAGAGTGATCCGGTATGGTGAACTATCCCCTTTTCCCGCCGCAAGGTGAAGACGTTGTAGGGTTCGCCCGTACCTGGTGGCATCTTCGCCAGGCGGCGGCTGGAAACGGCGTTCTTATCGATTCCAACGATCCGACCGGCATGAAGGTTACGAGGGCGAGCGCGTCTTCGGTCAACGTGGCGGCGGGCCATTACGCGAACAAGGGGATCTGGAAAGCTTATGCCGGTGCCTCGCCTGCAATCGAATCTATCCCAGCCGCCAGTGCGGGATATCATCGGTATGATGCGGTTTGTGTCAAGCTGTCGGACAATACCATAGTCCGAGTGGCTGGAACCGAGGCAGTGCCCGACGACGCCGACGATTTCTTGGAGAACTTCACCCCGCTTCCGGCTGATCTAAATTCCACAGATTATATAGAACTGGCCATACTCTGCATCGACGAGAACGGGATCAGATCGACCGATAATGGAACGTACAGCGTCGGGGGAGTGGCGGATGTTAGGCCACCATTCGTTGCGGGGCTTGATGACTCTACGCTGAAAATTTCGGCTGATGGGAAACTGGAGGTCCAAGACCTATATCCTCTCAGGTCTACGCTCACCACGCGAGGCGACCTGTACCAGATGGGATCAGCATCAATTGAGCGGTTGGCAAAAGGGGCAGAGAATACTATCGTGGCAGCCGGGGCCGATCAGTGGGAGGCCAAAACGCTTGCGACACTCTTGGATACGATTCTCACTACCAGGGGCGATCTATTATACCGCCCGGACGGAACTTCTACCAGATTGGCGAAGGGCGCAGCAAACACCGTCCTGGCGATGGGAGCGAATGATCCGGCATGGGCTACCGTGTCGTCTCTGCTAGATTCGGTGCTCGGATCGACTGAGGGTATGGTCGCTAAACGTGGTGCGGAGTCGTGGTCCGGTGAGGTTCGGACTTCGTACCGGTACGTTCTGTTTTTGCCTCAGAGCTTCGGCTATCCTGCTACGAACCCGGCTGAGCTGATAGAATGGGTCGGGACGAACACCACCCGACAGGAAGCTCGATTCGACGACACTACCGAAGAATCTGTAGAGGGTGGGTTCCCGGTGCCGGACTATTACGATTCGAGCGGGACGATCACGATTCAGGTCATGGGTAGGTCGCTGACCGCAGCCGCATCGAAGAACGTAGCGTTTACGTTCCGCCATCTGCCTCTTGCGGACTCTGAGGCGATGGATGCTGCTTATACTTCGTCTGCGTCCGGCGATTCTGCGACCGACGCAACCCAGGGTGATCTGGAAGTTCATTCTTGGACTGTAGGGACGCCGGGATGGGCGGCGAACGACTGGGTCGATTTCAAGCTGAGCCGGAATCCATCGGCAACGGACAATCTGACGGGTGACTGGTGCTTGAGGGCGATGGTTCTGAAAATTCCGGTAACGGGGTGATTTAAAATGCCATCATGGCTATCTGGATATTTTAGAAGGGTGCCAATCAGTATACCGTCTTCAGTGGATGGTGAATTAACAAATTATCAGTTACAGATCACTATTGTCAAAGGTAGCGGCAGCAATTCCGGCAGCACCATCTATCTGGACGACGGCGCCAAAAATTGGCCTGACGATATCCGTTTTACTTCATCTGATGGTACAACACTTATCGATTTCTGGCGGGAGGAGTCCGACGCCACCGATGGTACTTGGTGGGTCGAGGTTCCGACAGTTCCGGCGAGCGGCGGCACCATGGTATATTGCTATTATGGAAAATCTGATGCAAGTGACGCGAGCGACGGCGCATCGACGTTCGAAATTTTCACAGATTTTCCCGGAGATGATCTACCGTCTGGGTGGACCGAATATAAGGCGTTGGGCAATCCGGTAACGTATGCTGTCGCAGACAGCGTATACACTGCGACGATGCCGAAGTCCACGTCTGCGCAAAACCATGCCATAATATGCGAGACCGAGATTGGTCTGCCCTCCATAATTCGCACAAAACATAAAGTGTCACTGAACGGCGGGTCAACCGGATTGACCGCGTGTGCGGGACAGATTGGGGTAGGTCCCGGTAGCACTGATCCGAACTCGAGCGAACCGGGTTTAACCGGGTTTAGAAATTCGTGGCGGGGCGACAGCAGTAACGATTGGATCAACCAAATCTACCCCAGCAGCGAGAACAATAATACCGTAGTAAACAATACGTGGGTGACAAAAGAGTTTCGCGCCAAATCTGGGGATTTGAGGCTCGATCATGACGGCGGATTGTTTCTGGAAGGATTGGGCACATTTACGATGACGGACGGATATCTCAAGGTTTGGTCGCTCCATTCAAATATACAGACCGGAACAGCATATAATTATGTAGATTGGATATTAGTTCGAAACTATACTGCTAACCCACCGAGCCCATCGGCTGGATCGCCGGTATTGCGGTCGGGCGGCGGCGCTATAATGTTTTAAAGGTGATAACTATGGATATGATAAATATAGAAACCAACGACATTCGATTGAGTGTACACACTCCAGACTTTCCTGAACAGTGGGTGCGACTCCAGAACGTAGATTTTTCGGGAATCGGTATATCACCTAACGAAGTCAACAGCAAACTTCTACGGATTCCTAAAGTGTCGTACACAATTCAAAACCACGTTGCTAGGTGGATTGACTGGATAAATATAGAAACCAATGAAATTAAGTTCTCTATATTCGTTCCAGATGAAACTGGGTTATGGCTCAATCCACAAGATATAGATTTTTCGGGGATCGGTATATCAGATGTGTCGACGGTCGAAGGAAAAGCGGCCCTCCGACGAATAGCCAGCGGGTCTTACGTGATCGAAGACTTCGTCGCCCGATGGAAGACCGAAGAGGAGCTTTTCGATCTCGAAGCCGCCCGAGCGGAGAAGATGCTGCAGCTCCAGCTCCGAGTGCTGGAGGTTGTCCGGGACAGGGCAGCCGCACAAGTAGGCGAGCCGTGGCGAGGGCTTCTCGAAGAGATTTCCGGCGATCAGGTGGCGGTCTTTGGTTCGCTCCTGGGGCTATGTTACGTTCTCGAAAAAACGATCTCCACTAATGATATCAAGACGGCATACGTAGATCTCAAGGGTCATATCGAGGCAGCGACCACGAAAGACGAGCTAGACGCCATAGTGATACCGTGAAGGGAGCAGGACGCACCTAGCGCCCGATCCCTTGTAGGCTCAAAGGGGACGGATATATTTTTATCTCAGGACGTTCTATTTTATCACGCTTAAACAAAAACCTGTTGCAACGGGGAAACGAAAATGAAACGAACTTTGATGGGGCTGCTGCTGATCGTGGCCCTTATGGTAGGGGCGGCCTCGGCTGACCCCTTCATCGGTCCTGCGGGCAATCCGACCCTGCGATATAGTATCAATATCGCTGACGGGGTTGACATGACGGCCCTCGGCGATACCGATGTGAACTGGGGAACCGGCGACGTGACGACCACCGGGGCGGGCTCTTTTGGAACGATGACCACTTCTGGAGCCACCACAGGTGCAGGAGCGACGTATTCCGGGATCGTGATTGCAGAACATTTCAATTCGACAGACGATGCCAGGATAGCGGACGATCTATCAGTTGAGGGGGATGCTGATGTAGTGGGTGCGTTCACGGCGGGGTCAGTGGCTTCTGATGCTGGCGTTTCGGGAACCACCGGAACCTTCACCGAACCTGTCACGATCTCCAAGGCTATCGGAACTGCACCATTCGTGATCACCTCGACCACCGTGGTTCCGAACCTGAACGCTGACTTACTCGATGGTCAGGAAGGGTCCTATTATGGAGCTGCATCTGATATCACCACGCTTCAGGCCCGAACCTACCTGCACATCCAGACCATCACTGCCCCGATCGTGGCTGCGGTTGACACCATCGAAGGTGCAACGACTGTGAATGAAACTGGGTTCACTCTGGCGGCAGTTGATCTCGACGCCCAGCCAGACGTTCCAAGAACCCTTTCGGTATCACCAAGTGACGAGCTTACTGGGTGGATTCTCTTCGAGGGAACCAATATCGACGATGAAGCGATCACCGAGTACGTCAACTTCACGGCCAGTTCAAGCCTTGCTGACACCACCAAAGCTTTCAAGACCCTGACCCAGGTGACGGGTGCGAAGACTGCTGGAACTGACCAAACTATCACCATCGGCCAGACTGACGAGCTTGGTCTCGATATGACCATCGACAATGACTATCAGCTCATGATGGTCAAGTTTGATGGCGGAATCGATGCCACTCAGACCCTGGTGAAAAATGGAACCAATGTCGAGCTTAACAACATCAATATCACCGGAACGCTCGACGGGTCGAAGACGATTTGGGTCTACCTGATCGTAGAGTGAGGTGATCTGAAATGGCTTATGCGACGATGGATAACCGGCCCTCTCTAGGGGGGGTCGGCATGTCTCTCCAGTCTGGATCGAGCGCCGAGACGATCATCAAAAAGCACCTGAAGCTTTTGGACGGTGGCGACTTCTCGATTCTGGAGGTTCCAGATAAGCAGTATGATAAGAAGATAGACGGTGAACCGTTCCGGCGATCTTCGGCTATGTTGGCGAGCCATGCACAGGGTGACATCTCCAAGCTCCTCCTGGCTCCCGGAAACTACATCGAAGAGATGATCGGCTGCTATCTTGGAAACAGCTACGTATCGACTCCGATATATACTATTGACGTTGAATCTGGCGGCGGGTCTACGTTCTCCCAGGGGGACGTAGTGCACGGCGAGACTTCCAAGGCTAGGGGAAAAGTCGTCAAAGTCGTCGATGATACTCTCTGGTTGTGCGAGGTACAGGGGACGTTCGGGAACTCTGAGGACCTATATTCCGTACCTGGAGTCACCGATTACGGCAAGAATACAGCAGCCGATGCGAACCAGACGGCTCTCAGCGTCTATGCTCACTGGAACAAATCGGTGGTCTATTTCACGAACGTCTCTACAGTGGCCGCTCTGGAAACTGCCACCCATGCGTTCATCTCTGATCTGATGGTGGACTTCCGGAACGCTCAGGTCACTTCTGGAGATCGGCGGAACCGGGTCGAAGTCGTCGATGCCGCTGCAACTCCTATTCGGCTTTCGGGCTATATCGGGGCCGCTTGTCAGTGCGTACCTTTCGACGGCGGAACCGCGACGTTCACTGCCGGGAAAACGCTTACGGCTGGCGGGTCGACTGTCGGAGTTATCATCTACGTTGATCTCAGGTCCGGGACGTGGGTTGGAGAAGACGCTGCTGGGTTCCTTTGGGTGACACCCGATCCGACAACGCCGATTCAGGTAGCTGATGGTGCGGTTCTTGCCGACGATAGCACCCCTGCTGGGGCGGCTGTTGCGAACTGCCCGACCACCAAGGCGAACCCTTGGAACGCCGCTTACGTCTATGATGACGTTGACGGGTCAACTCAGTCCTGGAAGGGCGACGTTTCCAGCTTCGACAACACCGACACCCTCACCTATGAGGTAGTCCAGAGACTCTTCACTTCGAAGACTCTGACCATGTTCGGGAAGTTGGCGGATGGTAAGACCGAATACCTCCAGTCGGCGAAGATCAAAGAGATCGCGTTCCCGTTCTCCAACAACGACGACCCGGTGATGGATGTCAGCCTGGAGGGTATCGCCAAAGGGTTCTGCACCACCGAACCGACGTTCCCTGACGTGGTGACGACTCTTGGAGAGTGGGGTTTGGGGGTCTCCAACCGGGCCGTTTACGTCGATGGGTCCGAGCCGTCTACCTATACGGTCCTGTCAGGCGATATCAGCCTGTCGCGGAGTTTCGACGCCGAACGGAAGAGGTCTTACAGCTCTCTGACACCGACCGAACTCTTGGACGGAGATCCTGAGATCGTCGGAAAGATGGTGGCTACCTTCGAGACAGACGAACTGAGGCAGAAGCTCTGGAGAGGCGATGACTCTTCAACCGGGCCGGAGGCGGGCGCGTTCAACACCATGCGGCTCCTCTTCGATCTCAAGTCCGAATCGGTGATCACCGGGTCGGTCAATTACGAGATGATCATCAGGATGTTCGGTCTCATCGATCCGGAAGAGAAGCCAGACAAGTCTCCAGAAGGGTACACGCGGACCATAACCCTGACCGGCGCGATGTTGGACAGCACCTACAAGTGGGGACCGTTCGATATCGTTTTCATCGACGGCGAGACTTCCCATTGAGCCTGGAGCAATCCGGGCTATCTTATTTTTCTAGGTGTATAATATGGACTTGATAAAAGAGATAGATGAGTACAAAGCGAAGATCAGGAAAGCTCAAGAGATCACTGATCCAGATGAGCGACAGTATCGCATTGATGGACTGAAACGAGCTGTAATCCTGGTATGCTCTTGTACGGCATACCAAGACCAAACGCAATCTGACGAATTCAAAACCGCTTATGAAGAAATCCTGAGCATGTAGGGAGAATATCTTTTTTTTGGAGGGCCGATGAAGACGTTGGTCAATCATCATGGAGCCGAGGTTTATATCGAATGCTTATTTTGCCACAAGTTGTATAAAATTGATTATATGCTTTGTCCTTATTGTTATCCCGATAAAAAGAAAACGCATCCTCTGACGCCGGGCTAATCATCAATTTCAAGCTGTGTCTCGATGAGATCCCGCGCCAGTTCTGATCGCGTAATGTTGTTTTGTTTTCTCTTTTCCTCGAATTTGGTCTCCCATTTTGGAGAGAGTCGAGTGCACACAACTTCATCAGAAAAAGTTTTTGGTTTGGGCATTGTCACACCAACTTAGATAAAACACTCGTGGCCATATCAAAATCGTTATAAAGGCGTTCTCCTTTTCGGTTTCCGTATATCCATGACCGTGTGCCGTCCCCTTGATATCGATAGATATCAGTTTTTATGCCACGGTCTATTTTCGATATCGTGCAGTCTATGCGATTGTACGAATCAAATTCAAATATGGTAACATGATATTCATCGACTATAGCATCGAAGTTATATCCATCCCCAGTCCACCTGCGACAAGCCTGCCCAGTTTTCTTTGCATTGCGCATAACCTTGGATATGAGGTCATACGCCGCTTGATCTTCTACCGTGTTTTTTCGTGACCCACAGTAAACACCACACATGACGCCACTAGGTGTAATCCCATCGATTGAAATATTAGCGTAATCGTGTCTTGGAATATCACATATAGAATCATCCCATTCAGGATACTTTTCTCGCAATGTTCCCCGGAGATTTTCACAATGACACCATTTCCGCGCATCATCCGAAATGTCATTTAGTTCGTTTCGCCGGTCGATGTCATCTTGAGTTGGATGAGTTATAAAAAACATGTCATCTAGCTCATCATATACATCACGCATGTTTGGCGAGGCGGCGTGAGAACCACACCCGGCCCCGCACAGCGCAAGCAATGTTATACATAGATTCAAATTCATCTATCTCACCTCTTTAGATATACCGTATACGGCATGTAATATAAGCTTTACGGTATACTGATCCAACCGATTAATATATATCCCTGCTGTGGCAACACCTCTATCGGCTCGGTGTCAATTGCAAGTCAAAAGCTCTTTTCATCGGGTGGCAACGCATCTTTCCACTCGGCGCTAATTGCAAGGCTGGCTTCCATCTCCCCGGCGCTGCTGGAGCACGTGCAGGTGGCAACGCATCTTTCCACTCGGCGCTAATTGCAAGAGCAAGCGGCTTTGCAATTTGTTGCAATTGCATAGAGATTCAAGGGCTTCCTGCTTCATCGTCCCTCTTTTGAGGGCATCTCCACAGGCTCTACGGACCTACCCGGCCCTGAGACGCTCTGAAGCGTCATGGATCTTTATATGGCGTTGGTATGCAACAGGTTCAATCCTGCTGCCTTGATGTTGATCGCGGCGTTGATGTCGCGGTCGTGATGGGTACCGCACTGAGGGCAATCCCATTCTCTGACGGATAACGGCATATCTCCGTTCTTAAAGCCGCATGAACTGCACTGTTTTGAGGTCGGCTCCCATCGGTCTATTTTGATGAACGTTTTTCCGGCCCAAGCTGCCTTATATTCCAGTTGCCTAAAAAACTCTGACCATGCCGCATCCGATATTGATTTTGCGAGGTGATGGTTTTTCACCATGCCTCGGACGTTCAAATCTTCAACGGCGATTAGATCGTTCTCATCGACCAATCGTCTTGATAATTTGTGCTGGAAGTCGCGGCGCTGGTTGGCGATCTTCTCATGGCATAGCGCTACTTTTTGCATGGCTTTTTTCCAGTTTTGCGAGCCCTTTTGCTTTCGCGATGCCCTCCTCTGGAGAACGGTGAGCCGCTTTTCGGATTCTCTGAAAGGAGATATCCCGTCGATCTTCTCGCCTCCGGAGGTCGTCACGAAGGTGTTTAGCCCAACATCCAGTCCGATCGTATTTCGGATTGGTTTTGACAGGGGCAGCTCGCGCCCGTCTTCGACTTGGAACGATATGTAATACTTCCCGCTCTTGGTTTTCGAAACGGTAGTCGTCTTTATCGTTCCGTTGATTCGGCGATGGAGACGTACCTCAATAGGGCCAATGGATCTGTGAAGCTCGACCATGCCAGCATCTTGATTAAGCCGAACGTTCTCGCCCTGGAACTGGAATGATTGGTTATCTTTCCGAGATTTGAAAGCCGGATATCCCGGCGTCTCGCCGTTCTTGACCCGTCTAAAGAAGTTTTTATAGGCGACGTCAAGGTTGCGAAGGGCATATCGGAGGGGCTTATTTGGAACCTCCGTAAGCCACGGCTTTTCTTTTTGAACCGTATGGGTAAGCTCTGAAGACAGTTCTTTGAGCCCCCATGCTTTCGGATATCCTTCTTTGGATTTGTCTTTCAGGCCCCAAAAACGCATTTGGGCAACCATCTCCATGTCGCAAGTCTTGAGGTCTCCACCCCAGCTATATCTTATCGTCTCGATCATGTCCCAGTTGCCCGATCTAGCATCGAGCCCCCAGTTATAGACGAATCTGACCGATCCGAAGATCTGATCCATGTATCGTATCTGATCCTCGGTTGGATACAGCCGGAACTTGTAGGCTTTTAGCACCACGGCATCCTATTAACCTGCATAGCATATATATGTTTTGGTGACGTTCTGCCTATAGATTTATATGTTATGCAATACAATAGTACATCCATGACGCAGGATGACCGCGTTTCAAGAGCTACAATAACGTTCCAAGAGGACACGCTCACGCGGTTACAGGTTTGGATCGCCTCTCGGAAAATGGGACTGAGGCGACAGAGCGAAGTAGTAGACCGGGCTGTAATTGAGTACTTAGAACGAAATGGCGGATAATTATAGAGGTAGAAAAATGCTGATGAGAAATCACGTCATCGTCAAACTCGTCCTGACTCCTTTTGGCGCGAAGAGGAAAGAGCTTGAGTTGCTGGAATCTCTCGAAGGGAAAATCCATGCGAAAGGCAGAAGGAAAAAGTCGGACGATCCGGCAAAGACTGAAGCCGAACGAAAAGAGAGAATAAAAATCCTGAAAGCCGAAGTCGAAGGCAACACTGATCCTGATTATCTCGAAGTCGCTATCGTTCCGCCGACTCAAGACTTTTTCGTCCGGAACGCAAAACGGATCTCGGAGATAAACACTATCAGAGAAGCAGATTCGGTTAAAGAGCGGTTTGATAATTATTCCAAAGCGTTCTATGAAAATTTCGATCTCGTCACCGAAATGGTTTGCGAAGCCGTCCGAGATCCAACCGATATCAACCGCCGCCTTATAGTACCGGACGATGTTGAACCAGACGAGAATCAGCTCCGAATCTCAGAGTGGAACATCCCCATCGATGTCAGGCTCCTTATGTCTCAGGGATTCATCTCGATCCTGGAGACTCCGACCGACGCCGTTATCTGGATTATATTCAAGTTCACGAATCATGTGAATTATATTCACGATCCGAAAAAGCGAAAGCAGGAGGACAACGAGGACATCGACACCTTTCCTGAAGATTCCGGCGAACTGGCAGAAGGTTCTGAAGATCCATCTGTGGCAGGGCCATCTGAATTATCCGACCGACCTCTTGGACCCGGAGGGGACGATACAGGAACCTCTGAGATCGAGGATGGACATCCGGGCCTGGGAACTCCTCCAGAAGGAGATCAAGAGGGCAAGCCCTGAGCAGCGGAAGTATCCGACGCCTCCAGGAGGATGGCCGAAGAATTACGGACGAAAACCGAGATCATGGTGATTTGATATGGAAGTTGAGATAAAAATAATCGACAACGAGACGGCAACATGCCACCATCCTCATAGATATCTGACAACTGGAGGATGGGCTTGTCCAGACTGCGGTTTGGTGTGGCCTGCCACGAACGACGAGACAATTTCGATATGCTGAGGTGCAATACGGGACGCTAATTTTTTTGTGTCCGGTTTACGGGTCACAAATATCATATAGCTTAGTCAACTTCTCCGGCCTAAAGACCGGGGTTTCCGCTACCCCTGCACCCCAGGTGTTACCATGAAATGCCCCGCCTGTCTCCAGGATACCGCGATCGAAGCCAACGGCTATTATGAATGCGAGTCTTGCGGCTACTGCTTTTCTCTCGGATCTCATTTCGCTCCAGGACTGGCGGGTCATGGCATCAGCGGCTTTGACTACGTTGACCACTTTCATCTCCGACGAGCGATCATAGACCATTTTGGAGAGGAGCAGTGGGCCGCCTCCAAGTCCGAAACTAACTTCCTCCATCACCTCAAAACCAGGATCGAGGATAACCGAGACCTATTTTATAAAATGTGCAAAATCGACTTCTGGCTTTTCGATTCGTGGGTGTTCTCTCCCGCCGTCGAAGAGGTTTACGGGAAATATATCACCGGAGATTATAATATTTTTATGTGCGATTTTCTCCAGTCGTTTCGGCGAACTATGGAGGTCGCGCCTCGCCGCCACTCGAAATCGATGAAAGGGTATTCGTGGTTGGCCTGGAAAATGTGGTGGCTTTATTCCGAGAATAGAAAATATTTTCCTACCGTGATATTCAGTTACATTCCCAGCCTGGCCGGGGATCACGTCGAAAATTTCAAGCGATTCGTGGCCGAATCCGAGAACATCAAGGCTCTTGGATTCAAAGACAGCGATCCGACCGCGAAATACAACGGGACATATACAACAAAGAATAAAGAGTTTACTATAAAACATTTCGGGATGAAAGGGGCGAAACGAGGTACAAACTGCAATGCAGCGATGCTGGACGATGTTTATACTGATCCGGATCACCCTGACGATCCTCGAATAGTCCGGGCCGTCAACAAGCAGCTCAAGTCTCAGATCATACCTCTGATCCAAGGGCCTCACCACATCCGAGGCACCGCCCTCTCGGAGTCCGATCTGTGGTTTAGCCAGGACGAAGCGATGGTTTACGGCGACGCTATCCAGATAATAAAAGCCATAAACGAATTAAAAATCGATGATAAAATTGTAGAGTACGCCTTATGGCCGAACCATCCGGATTACGATATTTACGGGCTCAAGGATCTCCAGAGGGCCACGGTCTACACCGATCCTGGAACCGGGAAAATCTACATGTTCAGTCAAGAGTTTCAAGGCGTTCCCATGACCTCCACTGATAGCAAGTGGGGCATGGATATCATCAACAAGTCGATCGATCCTGATCTCGTCTGGTATCGGTACGATCGCGATCATAGGACATGGGGCCTGAAATGCGATTATGCCAACATGTTCAATATCGCAACATGGGACCCTGGAAAGGGAGTCCACCCGGCTCAGTTTTGCGTATTCAACATCCAGGGAGGGGTCTGGAGACAGATCGCTTCTGAATGGTTCGATCATATGCCTTACGCCAGGGCTCGCGGCGACGATTCGCTGACTCAGATCGAGATCATCAACGCATCCCGGAATTTCTTCGGATGGGAAAAATTGTACGGCGACAATACTAATCAGGTGTTGGAGTTCGCCCATGAAAGGGGCGAAATTCCGGGACTTGTGCCGATCAGGATCTCATCGCCGGTCCGAAACGGATTCCTGACTGAGATCACGAAGTTCTTGGGGACCGACGGATTGAAGCTTCTTCCCGACGAGCGCCAGGCTAAACAGCTTCACCAGATCCGGAACGATGGAAGTTGCCCCACGAGTTACGGGCCGAACGGAGGCCACGGCGAGCCGTTGACGACGTTGGGGCTGGCGTTGACGGGCCACCTGATAGAAGATCCGGGCGACCAAAAAAGGGTAAGGGTCATCCAGCGCGGTACTCGGATGTCGGCTCAGGACCGGGCCGCCGCGACTTTCGGGGGTCGTGATGTGAGGACGGAACAGAGGGCTAGGTTCTAAATCGAAATGTCTCATATAATGCGATTTAAGGTACGTTCTGCCCCTGGAGGTATAATCTACCACGAACCTAATTTTACCCACCTTAAACGTCAAATAGAGAAGCTTTTCCGGGATCAAAAATGAAACTCAAGCTGAGTTCCCCGCGGAGACCGCCAAAACGCCGATGGTAAAATTATTATATCATAGCGATCTATATTTACCCGATCCTATGCCAACAGAAAAGAAGTCAGAGTTCGAGGGCGGAAACATCTCCACCTTCGCGGCTCAATTCCTAGATCCGTCTGCCACGAATCAGCACATCGTCCGGGCCAGCGTCAACCCGCTCATTTTCGGGATATCAAAAACTGTAATGGATCTCGTCTTTTCCAAGCCGTTCCCGGTCAAGATATGGGATATCAAGTCTAACCAGGTCGATGACGAGAAGACGAATTTAATTAGAGCTAATTTTAAAAAGATTAATATAAACCAGAAAACCAGAGTCGCCGCGAACGACGCCCTTCTTTTCGGCAACGGCATGACAGAGTTCGCATGGGATCAGGACCCGGAATCGCATTACATCATGTTCTCGTCAGTTCAACGGTTGCCGCCAGAGAACTTTGCGAAGAAACTGGAAAACCCGGCATCATCGTCTCTCCGCTGGAAAGGGATCTATTACACCGAGGATGGAAACAAGGGATTCGACGAGGCTGTCAAGACGGAGAAGGGGACCGAGATCAGGACGTTGAACCCTGATCAAGTGATGTGTATCCCGTCGATATCCGAGATCGCACCGGACGGTCCCGGCTTCCTGGAGTATTTGTGGGCCGCTCTCCAGGGGTCGAAGTTCGCATGGGCTAAATGTTTCGATGTGATGGATACTCAGATCACGCCGAAAGAAGTTATAACAGATGATTCGGTCGAAGGTCCAGCGATCGCCAAAAATTATATCGAGCATCATAACGGGACCGATATAGTACCGCGCCCGTCTTGGGTGAAAGTCGAAACTCCGACCTTCCCCAACAAGCTTGACGTTCTGGAATTTTATAAGTTCTTCCAGAATTTCATGAGCTGGATAATTTTCCCAACGGCGGCGCTAAACTACGACGGGGCGAACGCGCTGTTGGACTCTTCCAGCGGTGCGGAAAAGACTAAGCTCCTCTTCAGTTTCATCAACACCCTGAGAGCCAACGTCGCGGCGGAACTGGAGAAGAAGGTTGAACTCTGGCTCAAGTTGAACGGGTTCGAGGGGACGTACCTGGCCGAGGTCTCGGCTCCATCCACCATCCCGAAAGACTATCAGGAATCCGTCGCGATCGCGACTCTCCTTTCCAGAGGAGGGGCCTGGACCGTCGCCGAAATGCGGGAATGGGCGAACCAGTTCTCAGGATTCGATCTTGATGTCATGGAGACTGGCGGCGACGTCCTCGTCGCGATGGCCGCCGAACCTGTCTCGGATGACCACTCAAAGGCGAGAGTTGACGCCCTGGTTACGGCGCTGTTGGGCGAATCGTTCCAAGACGCGACGGAAAAGTTCTTAGACCCGTTGCTGGAGAAAATCGAGAAGGCCGGGATATGAATGAGTATTGTACCTGACGCACTATTCCCCTCCTCAAATGAGCTGGGGATACCTGATCTTTTGATGTCGCTGCAAGCTGATTACATCGATCTCCCTGTGAAGCCGTGGGGATCGATAGCGAGGACTAGAACGCACCGAGGAACTTATCATTTCTACGTTGATGACTACCGGTTCGAGGGGCTTTGGTCGCGACCGGAGAAGGTCTGGAAAACGGGATGCGTAACGGTCGTAGAGCCAAACTTCTCCACCGGACCGGATCAGCCCCGCGCCGTCGCGATCTGGCAGACGTACCGGAAGAGGTGGCTCGCTAGGTACTGGCAACAGAACGGAGTTCGAATTCTGGTAGATCTCAACGTCCATCACAGTGTTGAAGACCTCAATATGATGGGGGTACCGTTGGGCTGGAGGGCTTACGCCACTAGGACCCACGAAGGCGATCGCGAAAGCAAGATCCTTCACGAAGCAAAGCTTGCCGAGATTCACGCAGAGAGTGACGACATCCTTTTTGCGGTCTATGGCCACTCGAAGTGGGCTCGTCGGATGTGCGAGAATCACGGGTGGATCTACCTGAATCAAGATCACTGGACAGAAAAAGCTAAGGCTGTTACGGCAAGACCTGACTCTCTGGAGGCGTGGGTGTAATGGGCGAGAAGGCATCTGGCGGCGGTGGAAGGAAGGGGCGATCTGGCGGCGGTGGAGGGAAACTCGTCAAAGGAGCCGGTCCAGGCGGCCCCACCGAGCGAGGGAACCCAGAGTCAGGTGATAATTACAAAGAGTATAGCAAACTAATGGATCAGTATAACGATGTAAGATATTCGTATGACATGAGAAAATATGGAATGAATCCGCCTCCCGAAGTTGAAGCGAAATTGGCAAAACTGAGGCCAAAACTTAGCAAAGCAAAGAAAAAATGGATAAACTCCTTGCCAGAATCTTACAAAGATATGTATGATCTAGGGCTAACTCGATAAGTATCCCTAGATAATTACTATGTTTTTTGCGTCAAACACAACTATTTGATCTCCCCCCATCTCGGCTCTGAAATGGGAGTCTCTGATGACGATTGCATCGTATCCGGCGGCGCGGGCAGCTCTCCCGAATGCGACGCCGTTCGGATCAAATATAAATCCGCTGGCCTCTCTGTACTCGGCAAGCTTGTATCGTCCGCCTCTCTGCCAGACGTCGATATCTGAGCTTGCGTCTATGGCTCGATTTCTCTCCTCAATCGCGGCCAGCTCGGCAGCGAACTCCTCTTCGAGTCCAAATTTTTTGGCAATTGGGCAAAAGACTTCATCTGGATACTCGAAGTCGCCCACATCAATCTTAAGGGGATTCATGGCGCTTATTTCGAGGGTGAGGACTTCGGCTTCGCCGGAGATGCCGAGCGCATAGAATCTGATTGCCTCAGTATTAAGAGCGGCATAGATCCCTTCTCCCCAGATACCGCCAAACCCCTTTCCGGTCTGCCTGAATCCGTCCCGCCTGATGTTCTCGGCGGCGGCCTTGGTCGTGATGTGTTGCGCTTTCATCCCATTTCACCAATACTCTAGTGTGCTCTAGTGGGTTAAATACTTTTCGGTATGCCAAACTCGTCCCGCATCCTCCCGCGCACCCACGCCGAGAGGTTGACTTCTGGATGAGATTTGATCCAGAAATAGAGATCCTCGTCCAACGTAATCCCTACCGTCCTCTTGGCGCGGGCAGCGGAGAGGGATAAGCCCTCTACCGCTACATAGAACTCTTCACCGTCTGCCTCGATCCCGGCCTTAATAAAATGCACGTCCGAGGGCCTGGCGTTCTCGCGCCTCGCATAATTCATTATGGCGCGGGCCTGATTTGCTACCATTCGGGATACCTCTCTCCTGCCAGGGAAAGCAGGGCTCCAGGAAGTGGCGGCCCGGGCGATCTTCGCATCAAGTTCTCCGAGTTCGGCATCTCTCTCGGCGGCGATCTCGGCCTCAATCTCTTCAACTGGCCTGATTTTAGATACATCGAAATTCATTTCAGTTCATCTCCCGCTAGGCATTCCTCGCATATACTCTAGTACGCTCTAGTAGAATAAATACTTTTTGGTATGGATTAGATGCAAAATTATATATCCGTTCCAGCAAAAAAAATCCATAGATGCATTACGAACTCTCATCAGCATCCCTGGAGATGATAGACGGCTTTGCAGAGGAGGCCGAACCGCTCATCAATGACATGGTCTCGGAGCAATGGGAGACCACGTTCGCGAATCCCAAGAGCCCCGCATACTTGGGAATCCCGATCAAAGAAGGCGTCAACACCGCCCTGGAAAAGACAGGGATGCCAACGCTCACGGCTCCTCGGATGGTGGAGCTAGATCCAGCAGTCAATCAGTACCTTGAAGCCCGTGGAGGTCAGTACATCACATGGCTCACCGATTCTGGGAAAAAGGATTTTAAGGCGCTGCTGGTGAAGTCGTACCAGGAGAACGGCACGCTTCAAGGATTTCAAAAAATATTCAAAGAGCAATATCCTCAGATGCAACGCTGGAAGGCGACTCAGATTTGGGTTACGGAAAGCGGGCTTGCGGCCAACAATGCGCAACTATCGGCTTATGAACAGATCGACGACGTGATCGGATTTCGGACGATTTTGGGGCCGAATCCATGTCCGATATGCCGATATTTTGCATCATACGACCATCGAAATGGGGAAAATCCTCCATTGTACCACGTATTTTGTGCTTGCCTCACCGAGCCTATTATCAAAGGCGTTCATAAATGGAGGGACGTTGAACCTGATCCTCTTCAATACATGGATAAAAACGTATATGACAAATTAAATAAAAACTACCAAGAGTTTAATAAGGGATCTATCCTTAAGATAGACCTCCCAACTCTTGTATAACCCATCCTAACCAACCCCCGCCCTGCATAACCCTAACCAACCTCACCTAGCCCCGCGCAGCCTTGCCTGGACCAGCCTCAGTACTTATGTTATTGGCGTAATTCATAATAAATGTTTCCCATCTCACGAAACTTCATCTGGTACATCCTCAGTATAGCCACCGCCTCGTCGCGGCTCACCGGCTGGCGGCTGTTATGATGAGTACATGATATCGTGATCAGCATGTCAGGCCGTAGACCGTACCGATAGATGCGGCGGGTATGGACATGGCAGTCGAATTTCTTCATCACCTCGGCCTTCAACCTCTTCTGGCGTTCCATGTAGTCGTTCTTTCCAGGCGCGTATCGGGGTTTTGGATAGTGGCGATCACGCCCGGACTTCTGGCGGCTTTTGCGGCTCATCTCAGTCACCTTTGAAAACACCATCCGGGAACTTCTCGCACCATTCTATCAGCATCCTGATCGGGATCATACAGTTGGACGGTGTGGGTTTCCAGTAGTCCTCCTCTATCCCCTGAGATCCGAACGGTTCACCGAACTCCAACAAGCACGCTTTCAGCCTATGGAGGCAATCGCTAGCCTTCCGTCCATACAGCCACCTGATGCCCTTTTCTTGGTCCAGGAAGTGATAATAGAACCATGAATAATTCCAAGTGATGTTAAGATGCGTTTCGCTCCATCCGCAAATAGGTTGAGTTCCGCCTTCATGGTGGGGCTCGTCTAGCTGGTATCGGTTCCCGTTTTCGTCCACAAGATCGATGTCATAGCTCATTTTCGATCTCCTCCCATTTTATGAGATCTAGGAATATCTAAACTGTGTACATGGAGATCATGATGCGGCCCTTCTGATCCCTGTTGACGGTGACACCCGCCCATATCATGGCATAGCTTCGTATCCAGGTTCGCGGCGATCTCCTCGTCTGTCAGGGCTTCGTACCATTCGTCGAAGTCATCTGCATACTCTTCCGGAACCGGTACTTTTTTGGCCGGAACGCACCACGATATAGCCCCATCGACGCATGGCATTAGGTCGTCAAGTCCGCACCCGCATTCTCCAGGGCAACAGAGCCCGTCTGCCCCCATATCTTTGAGCGCCGCGATCACGATATCTTTAACTGTCGTCATCTCTCATCCCTCCTATAATATCCTTCATCGATGGTGTTAAGTCAACCCACCACTTCATTATTTTGCAAAAATCTTCCCCCGATACGCGCCCAAATAGATCATGTTCAACTTCTGGAAACGGTTTCATTTTAACTTCAATGGCTTCATCTTCGCTATGCACCACAGTGTCGATTTCAAGTGATCTTGGTTGATCCACTCCACCGATAACACAATCAAATATGATCTCTGGTGATATCTTAAGACTAAATCCTCTTAAATGATTCATCTCGGCCACCTCAACGCATCATAAACTTTTTTCGCCTTCTTCTCACCGAACCGACGCGGTCCTTTCGCGCTATCCGTTGTAACTTCCGACAGTGGGGGGGAGTCGATCCGGTGAGGTCTCAGCTCCAGCCTGTAATAGTCCAGGATCGGGGCGCTCGTCTTCGGTCCGATGCCCGGTAACATGGACACTAACGCCTGCTGGAGGATCTCAGGTCTAGGCAGATGCGTACAGACATCGCCGCCCAATAGCGTATTTTTGGTGTACGAAAGTATCCAGAGCATCGAAGACTCATAGTTACGGCTCAGGAAATGGACTCTTACGCCGTCGCCGTGAAGGTCTGCACAAAGGCCCCTCAACCGGTTCCGTTCCATTTCGATGACCTCTTCCGTCCTCCCCTCGCCTTCTGGAACCTCCTCTCTGACCTCATCCAGCGATCCGAATATCGCCAGGTTGATGTGGCAATGTTCCGCTATCGCCGGGATCATCTGTTCCGCCAGGTGGTGGTTGTCCATCGACGCATAAAGGTCTTCGATGGTCTTCCATTCCCAGAGGTCGATGGCATTCCGGTATGCAGCGGCGAAATCAAGAGGGAGGTTCGCGGCTTTCACTGGCTCGTAGATGTCCGGGTACTGGGAGGCGACGTACTGGAGGGCTTCTGGCCGGATGCTGGAGAACTCGTTCCCATCGACGAATAGTTTTATTTTCTCCATCATGTCGCCTCGATAATCTCCCCAGTTTGGCATAGCCTGGTATATTCAGAATCGAATTTTTTGCATTCTTTGCCCTGAGAAAAATCAAGACCTAGATCAATCCAGGCTTTCACCACATCGGAATAGCTTACCCTAAGACGAATGGCTACATCCGTACAACAGCGTTCGTGAATGCCGTTTTTCAAATCTTCTTTCCTCATGGCTTGGATTTTGTCTTTCAGGTCCGTTTTATTCCCTCCTAAAAATTGATTGAGAGGAGATCAGGTCTCCTCACTTCGAATCCATTTCAGATTGATCGTACAGACCGGCGAACGTTTCCGCAAAAGCTTCTCGAAGCGCATGGACGAGAGCCACTTTCCGGATGAGAGTCGCGGGTTTGTCTTTCCAGAAGTGGTTATCTTTTCGGTACTCGGTCAGGCTTACGGCTGCCTTAAACGGTGCCGATATGCCTTTCCTGGAGACTTCCGCCCATCCTCCGAGAAGGGTCTCATCCTTTGTCATGAACTCGCCTTCACGGTCGAAATGTAAGTTTCCTTCCGCATCCTGGATGATCAGCCCGGCCCGGAAGCCATCGAAGTCTTTGTGCTCTTCCGCCTTCCGGACAAAGGCATCTTTCCCCACTATGATCGAGGTCTTGAACTCGCCCGACTTCTTGTCCTCGAAAGCTACGAGGTAGGCTTCTCGGAGGAACGGATTGAGTCCTTTCGTTCGGCACACTTCCAGGAATATGTAGGCGTCGGCGTCCGGGGCCGCCGGGCAGAAGTAGGTCTTCACGTCGGTTATGGTGAGGCTGTCGATTGACCGCGTGATTTCTCCAGCCCGGATAGTTGCCGGGACGTTGGCCTGGTTCGCTTTTGGCGGCGCGTCCATCCTCTTGTGGAGCGTCGCGATCCAGGGGCGGTCAAGCTTCGTCACGATCTCGCCTGTCTGGAGATCGACATAGACGTGTCCCTTTCCGGTCTCCATGATGCTGATGCAGTCTGGAGATCCGTCCTCTTTCGTTGATCCTTCCCATTTATCGGGCTGGATATCATCGATTTTCAAAACTTCGGTTCCGAACTCAGCGTTGGCCTCCTCGATGAAGGCTCTCACTTTCTCTTCGATCATCTTAATCCTCCTCCTCTAATCTTCTCTTCGCTTCCGCCAGTGCTCCTGGGTTTCCATCTGACATCTTCATTGCCATCGACATCAGACTATCGTTTAGTTCGAGTCTCGTCATTCTACTTCCCTCTTTTACTTAATGGTCTCAAATAGCCTCCAGGACGCGCAGAATCGAGGTTTGTCTTGCCGCCCTTCTCACAGATCGTTCTGCTGCTTTTTCGCGCCTAGAACGTCTCCTAGACATCTTTCCAGCACCCATCTAGGCCATCTCCTGGCAGTCTACCACATGTCCAGCTTTGCCCTCGTCTAGCCTCTCCTTTTGAGCGATCAGAACCGCCATCCAGTCGGTCGTGGCTTCGACGATCTCATCGACTCGCGTGCCGTGAGCGTCGATCTCGAAAGTGACTCTGTATTTTTGGGTCATCTCTTCACCTATTGACTATATATCTCGCCTTTGATCGCGGATGTCACCTTTTCGATCTCGATCATCGTATCGATGAGCATTGACTCGTTTCGAGAATCGATGCACTGTTTCGCGGCAACCTGGAGGTTGTATATTTTCGCAACCTCTTTTCTCAGATAGCCTATATTTTTCATCGGCTTTCCTCCTCCTCATCGTCGTCAATCCTGGTTGCCTCGATGTTGTTGACCTCGCCGTAGAAGACGTTGCCCTGTACGATGTGCTCAACGCCGTCCCATTGCTCTATATCGTCAATGGTGACGACATCAAGCGCATTTTCGAATGCCTCTTTTTCGTCGGCACCGCTCACGTTCACAAGAGCATACCCGACGATAGGAACCGTCACTTCCCATTCTGGCATTTCAGCTCTCCTCCGAAAGTTCCGTATTGATCGTCACTCTCACAGAGTCGCCTTTCGCGACTCTCAGAACGTCTCTAACCTCGTCGGGAATTTCGACAGCATATTTTTTGCCGCCCTGACCTATCCCGATCACGGTTGCTAAGTACGATTCTTTTGGCATTTGACTACCTCAGCAACTTATTAGTTCGGCTTAGTATTAATAGTTTGTGCTTAATTCGATGAACCAAAAGGTATATAAGCCATTAGTTCCACTAATTAATCTGAGGTGCATTAAGATGAGCATCCGAAGCGAAGAGGAAGTCAAGGCGATATACGCCGCGCATCCAAATATGCGCACTGAAGAGGAGATAGAAGCGTTCTTGAAGGATCTTCCTCTCACTGAGTTCCAGCGCCGTTGCGGTCAATTGACTGGAGCTGAAATGGAGGTTGCTGAGTGGATCTGGGGAGGCAGAGTTCATCATGCCTACTGGAATCAAGGCGAAATGGCTACCATCGCAGAGGAGACTCGCCACAACTACATTCGAGAGGGCATCGGATTAAGGGCGATCAAATAAGGAGGATTGAAGATGGAGATCGAAGGAAACACGGTCAAGCTCCGGAGCCGATGGGAGCACTACCGGCACGAACTCAGCGGTGATAAGCCGTATACGGTTCGCCGGATCAAAGACGAAAAAGAACAGGCCGCGTTCGCGGCATTCTACCATCGATGGCAATCTGGCGATCCCGTAAGGGTCAGGATATCGTGTGTAGAGCTTACGCCAGAAGGGGTTCCGGCGGCTTTTGGCCGCGACGTGTCTCATATCCTTTTCATGGGATATGATGTCCTGGCGGGACAGGAATATATCATCGCCTGGAGGCATCCAGAATGATCTATTATGCGTGCAATGCGTGCGGAAACGCGAGCCGCGAAATGCACTATTGTTGCGGTGCTCTGATGGGCCGGGTAGACGATCCGGACATGGGCGAGGAGGAGTTTGAGTATGAGCAATGAAGGAGATCTTCGGGTCTGGCATATCCCCCAGGTTCCCATGCAACCGTTTTTCGTGGCGGTTTCCAGTATTGACGAGGGAAAGCGAATCTGCGAAGTTCTGGCGGATTACGATTTATTCCAGTATCAGAATAAAATCAGACCTGACTATGCAAGTGCTCAAGGGATCTCAGTATATCGCGAAGATCTCGATGGTGAGTTGGGTGAGCCAGGATGGATCGATGTAGAGGAGGATGAATTATGATAGTAGTTCTATACAAAACTCCAAATTGTAACCGATGCGCGTTAGTAGCGGCTCACCTGGAACGGCTACGGATCGATTTTGAGACCCGTGACATGTCAGATCCCGCCGTCCTCACCGATCTCCGATGCGAGGGCGTCTTCACGCTGGCGGCTCCAGTCCTCCAGGTTGAAGGCCACTATTTCACCGAGGGCCAGCTTTTCGAGGATGGTAAGATGCAGACGGCTTTCATCGAAGAGGTCGTGAAACATTGAGAGAAGATGACCCGCCCGGTGGTGACAGGAGGAAAGCTTGTGAGGAAGAGGGAGTCGAGACCTCACGTTTCCGGGCGGGTAGAGTTGCTAGACGATCTGGTTGACAGAAGGCTATGCCACGGCGTTCTATTGCCGGATGGATGAGACAGAGTAGTATCTTAGCGTGATGATATTTATACTTTTGGAGGCCAAAAATTGAAACGAAAATCGCTAGACGAGATCGACGAGGAGCTGGCGGAGATAGCCGCCAGATGGGATGAGGTAGATACAGGCGTCAGGTGGGGATGGAGGTCGAAAAAGTGAACTACGAACCGGCACCGTATATCAATGGCAGGACCATAGCCGAGGTTTGGCCGCGAGCCCTCTCTTGCATCGTCGCGACGGCTCACTGGAGGCAGCTTTGCGGTGAGCCTCATATCGTCACCGATCAGAGAGGAGATGAGACTTACGAGGTCGAAGGGCTCCAGGTGGTCATCACCAATCCGCTGAAGGAGATGATCCCGAAACTCCCGAAAGCTCCAGGGGTTACGGCTTGGAGCGATAAGGTCACGCTGGACAAGTATTATGAGACTGAGATTATAGGGACGAGGCCGAAACCTGAGGGATTTGATTACACTTATGCAGACTGGATCAACCCGATGATAGGCGGGATCATCACCACCCTCCAGGCAGACCCGGCATCCAGGAGGGGCATCATCCAGATCGGCGGCGAGTACGATCACTTGAAAGACGCCCCGCCGTGCCTTCGCTCAATCCAGTTCCTAATTCGATCCGGAACGCTCGATATGATAACAACCTGGAGGTCTCGCGATTATGCCGGTGCCGCTGCAACCAACATGTACGGCCTCATCCGGCTCCAGGAGCACGTGGCATCCAAGCTGGAGGTTCCAGTGGGGCGGTACATCGACTTCAGCGGATCGGCTCATATTCGAATTCGAGACGATCTCTGGTGGGTCGAAAAAGTAATTTGCTAATCATCCGCCCATGATCGCCCCATTGCAACCGATCGTCCGGTCGGTCTAGGGGCGTGAGATGGCGTAAAGAATCGACTACGAAAAACCGATATCCCGGCGCAAAATTGCCAGCCATGTGCTGAGTAAAAATGAGAAGCAAGGATAGGCAAAGGGCGCGACAACCCCTGTACGATCTTCAACAATCTAGCTTACCTCGCTATCTAGCGCTGGGATTGACGATTATACATGAAGAGAGATAAAAATGAGTCAAGACGATGTGCTGGCGGCATTTCAATCTCCAGACGAGGAGTTGACGTGGCCTGAGATCATAAAGCGATGTGAAAAGACAGGATGCCACAAAAAGACCATCGGACAAGCGATAACAGCAGCCCGCAAAGCAAAACGGATTCGAGTCTCAGGAGTGGAGAAGTCAGGGAGAAGAGGGAGATCGGTTCTGAAGTATGCTCTGGTGATAGAATGATCGAGCCCTCTTCTCATTTTTTGCACGGCATCGAAAAGGGCGACCAGAACCCAAAAGATCGGGCAATTATTCTATTGAATCAAATTACGTCGGCAGCATATTGCCTCGTAAAAGCAAGCAAGTTCCCCGATGAGGCCGATGGATTGATCGCACATGCAAAATCAGAATTGATTGATGCATATCCCCAACTTGACATGCTCTGCCTCGATCTCGGATGGAATCCGGAAGAGATCAAGAAGATGGGGCTTCAACATACCTGGGAACGGTTCAGGGACTTCGAGGAGAGGGGATGGAAATGACATCATTCGAAGATATTTTGGATGCAGTTTATCCGAACGGCATTCCTCGGAGCCAGTACGCTCAGTTGCCGAGAGTCATAGGGAAAATTCACGATCTGGCGGTCCTGACTGCACCACCAAACGAAACCAAAGATCCACCAAAGAAGAAAAAACAAGCGACCAAACCCCAAACTCCGAGCGAAAAAGAACTGATATCGAAGATCATGGAGATGCACGATACCGGCATGTCGAATCTGAAGATATCAGAAACGTTACGAAGCGAAGGAATCAAGATATCTCACCCCACGGTAGGGAAACGGATTAAGACCGAGGAGCTGCGGCGACTGGCAAAAGAGAACGGTGCGACCAAAGCCGTTGAACCACAGGCACCGAACCGAGGCCGAATAGTCCATTCAGACGACGACATATCTGAAAGTCACAAGATCGAAAGTGATGGCTTGGATTTTTCAGATGTGTCCGAAGCGGAGGAATATGATGGATGAAATACCAACTCACCTGATCCACCAGGGGGCCGGATATCCAGAAGTCGAGAATCTTGAAACGGCCCCAGGGAGATGCGCGGTTTGCGGTAGCGAAGTTTCTGAAGGCGTCCCTCTAAAAAAGGTGGTGAGCGATGCGTTCACCAACTGGGATGTGCTGGCGGATGCTACAGAAACCCACGCCTGCAAAGCCTGCGCATACTGCATCCGAGATCGGAGGACGCGTCAGTCGTGTTACGTGGCCACGAAAGATAGCTTAGTATTTTTCAAGCGTGATGATATCGAGAAGTACCTTTTCGATCCGCCGGAACCGCCGTTCGTCCTGTTCGTGACGGCGAGCTACAAAAAGCATGGATCGTTTCGGGCTCACGTCAATCAGTCTCGAAAATTGTTTTACGTGCAGTTCGAGGACCGAAGCGTTCTTTTCAGCCCATCGAAGTACAAAGATGTTTTCAATGTGATGAAACGGATGTATGCCACGTTCAACAAAACCGAAGAGATCGGAAAAGGTGAGTACATCCAGCGTCGCGTGCAAGAATATGGGATCGATGCATGGAAAAGGGACGAATCAACCATAGCTCAGTACCGAGGATCGATGGTGTTTGAGCTGCTGTTGTACGCCTTGAACAAGCCGGAAGAGGGCTTGAAAAAGATAGAGGAGAAGAGAGATAATGTCAATCGAGTGCGAACGGCGGGACGCCGAACTAAGAGACGACGCGCTTAATGTCGTCGAAGCCGTCTGGCACGGGATCAACTGGGAGTCGGTAGCCTCCAGACGCCGGATGAAGATCTATGACGAGTACGCCGCCAAGATCAGAAGCTCGGCTCACACCGGCAGGTTCACTCATTTTTTCGGCAACCTGTGCCGCAAAATGGAGTCTAGTCCTACCGGGAAATGGGCCGAACAGGCCAGGATCGCAATAGAACGGATCGAAAAGTATCAGCTCGATCTCGACGTTCTGGAGCTGATTATAGCCGAAAACCAGTATCTGGTACTGTTGCTGAGAGAACGGAACGAAACCAGGAAAGCCGAACGCGAAGAAGCAGAAGCCAGGAAACAGATGACGTTAGGAGGAGACTGAAAATGTTCGAAAAGATAGAGGGACGGATCATAGCTCAAGAGCCTATATCCCATATCGGCGAGACTCAGAGTACCGTATCCAACTTCAAGCGAGAAAAGACACTGTTCCGGGGAAAGATTGTCGAGATCCCGGTGATCAGCGGGAACGCCCTCCGAGGAGTCATGAGACGGCGGGGAGCGGCCCGGCTGCTAGAACTTCTCGAAGTTCGGAAGGCCGATCTCGGCGAGGACGTCCAGCACGCTCTATTCAGCGGCGGGATGCTGAAAAAGGGCGCGGGCGGCGGAACCATCGATACCAACTTCATCGCCGACCTTCGAGGCATGTTGCCTCTGATGTCGGTTTGGGGAACTACCATCGGTCAGCAGATGATAGGCGGGAAACTGGATGTCGGTCAGCTCGTTCCTATCGCTTGCCAGACGGCAACACGAACAGGGATCGAAAGCAACATCAGCGTCCACAGCCTGATGGATGAGGTTGCCCAAACTCGACGCGACGACATGGAGGACAAGACCAAGGGAGCCGACGACGAACAGAAACAGCAGATGAGATATCAGATAGAGGTTATCTCAGCCGGGACCGAGTTCTACCACTACTTTACGCTCCGAGACTGTACCGACATGGAGCGGGGCGCGTTCATGTCCACCCTCCGCCAGTTCATGGCATACCCGAAGCTTGGCGGGATGTCGGGCCGTGGGTTTGGGCTCATCAAGATGGATTACGTGATTGACGAGGCCGCTGCAGACGCATACGAGACCTGGGTGGTGGAGAACTCTGGCGCGATCAAGAACTATCTGGAACGGTTGGGGAACCTATGATCCACATCCGCGAGCTGGATGAGTACGAAGCCGAGATCTCCAGAATGGACTTCGAGCCGATGAAGGTCACTATCCACATGGGATCTCCAGTAGTCACTACTGACTACATTTTCCTCGACGGGCTTCTGTCGTCGGCGGTGTTCCGAGACCGCGTGCCTCGATACTATGACATGCCAGAAAACCGGAACGAGCTGATCCACATACCGCTACCGCTGAAGAAGTACGGCACCGAAGAACCATTTTATGCTGGCAGCATCGGGTTCTCACCAAGCCAGATCATCGAGGGTGTCGAACGGTGGCGGAAGAGGACCGAGATCGAATCCAAAAAGAAGATCACTATCGGTAGCGGAACCTACAAGATCTACGATATGCCGATACCGACTCAGTACGCCGAGTCCTGGATATTCTATGCCAACGGCGACATATCGGAGGTTCGGCGACTTCTCACGACTCATATCAGCTCGATCGGGAAAAAGTGTTCTCAGGGGTTCGGTGAGGTGAAAAAGATCGAGGTCTCCTCCAGCGATCATGACTGGAGCGTCGTAAAAGATGGAGTTCCGATGCGGTCTATTCCAGTCTCGGAAGCCGATGAGTTCGGGTTGGACTGTGACGTGAAGATGTATTTCGCGTTTCGGCCTCCTTACTGGCATCGTCTCAACTTGACCGAATGTTTTATGCCGTTGTGCAGGGTGTAGATATGAGAGGAGGTGATTCTGATGGAGAGAGAACCCGTCGAATAAACCAGCTACTCGACCAACGCCACGCCAGAACGAAAGGGTTTGCGGCCAGAGTAGAGAATGCGCGGGACGTGATATCCCGCGTTCTATCCTCTTTAGAACGTCCCTATGTGGCTTTTTCGGGCGGAAAAGACAGCACGGTACTATTGCATCTGATTTTGGAACAGCGACCCCACATACCAGTCTTATACGTCGATCAAGGCATGGAATATCCGGATACCTATGAGTATGTCCGCAAGATCTGGCGCGACTGGAACCTCAACCTGACATGGGAACATCCCGATCGCGACCTGTGGACGATGTACGATCTCGGTGGGTTCCTCGATCCGGACAGGCCAACTGATCCAGTTGCGGCGGCTGAATTTAGCGACTCCGTTTTTTATGGGCCGATAAAAAAATATTCCGATAGGATGAATTCCGACGGCTTTTTCATGGGGCTTCGCGCGGACGAAAGCCATAACCGCAAACTGAATTTCAGGCGGCGAGGTTTTGTCTACAAGAAAGCCGACGGCCTCATCGCGGCGCAACCGATAGCCGACTGGAGCACTAAAGATGTTTGGGCATACATCACTTCACGTGAACTGCCTTACAATCCGATATATGACAAGACGAAGTTTGAAGAGAGAAACATGATACGGGTAGCACCTTTTGGCCTAGGCGGATGGCATGTTTCTTTAGGCAGTTATGTTTTCATGAAATATTATTATCCAGAACTCTGGAATAAATTTGTATCGAGGTACCCACTCGTCCGGAAATACGTCTAGGGAAATCTATATATACCAGGTAGTACATACTACATATTGTGAGGTGGGATACCTCACGAGGAGATGAGACAAAATGGAAAATGAAACTTTCGAACTGACAGGAAAGGACGCCCGCGACTACTTCGAGAACGATCCTGAGAACCAGGACCAACTCGGAAAAGGCGACCGGGTGATCGTGGAACTGTACCACGAAAAGAAGGCCGCCACCTGGATGGTAGTTCCAGAAGACGAGAATCCTTCTAATTACGTTCCTGAGGAAGACGACTACGACGGGGTCGTAGCTTGGCTTGTGGAGCACGACTACGTGAGCGACGGGATCACCGCCGCCAGAAAGGCGCAGCTGGGGCTCTGAGCCCCCTTTTCGAGGTGAAGAAAATGGTGCACAACACCATCTGTCGCCTTTGTGGCTATCGGTGGAACTACACTGGAGCATCCGAGACCTCCTCATGTCCTTCTTGCGGGCGGCGCGTCCCGGTGAACTACATCCCGCCGCTGCTGGAGTTCCATATCCAGAATTCCCTGCCAGTCGTATCTTACAGCGGCGGCAAAAGTTATGTCGCCGTCCCTCGCGGGAACGATCTATGGGGCAATCTGGATACCGTGCTCCGATGCGCGACGGTAGAAGGGTGGGGCGTGATCGAGAAGGACGACATTATCCTGATCCCTACCTATGCTTATGATCGCGTGGTCGTAGCCGGACTGAGGTGCGGGATATGAGACTGATTGAAGCCAACGGGCGGTACGAGGCAGAATCCACTTACGACGAGCGGACCATCCCAAAAGCGGCGGGGTTCCGATGGGACCCGTCCTCCAAGGTCTGGTATACCACTTATCCGGACGTGGCCGCCGAACTGATCCAGTACGCTGATTCAGGCCTGAAAGCCAGGATTCTGGAAGCCGCTGAGGAGAGGGAGAAGGAAAAGCAGGTCGTCAAGCTGACTCTTAGGAGAGATAGGTTTGAGTGCGTTTGTCATTTCGACAACCGGCATATCCCGAAGGATGCCGGATTCAGGTGGGATGGAGATAACAAGACATGGTACACCGAGGATGCGGGGATCGCGTCGAGCCTCCTCAAGTATGCAGACGACCTGGCGAAGGCCGCGATCAAAGGCGTGATCAAACAGGAGGCCAAAGCGGTAGAGCAAAGCCACCTCACAGAAGCGGAGGTGGATATCCCTCATCCTCCAGGGCTGGAATATAGGCCGTTCCAGAAGGCCGGGATCGACTACGCGATCAACCATCCCAACTGCCTGATAGCTGACGAGCCGGGCTTAGGAAAGACCATCCAGGCTCTCGGCGTCATCAATTACGATCCGATCGCCGATAACGTTTTGGTGGTTTGTCCAGCAAGCCTGAAGCTCAACTGGGAGAGGGAGGCTAAAAGGTGGCTCGTCCGGGATATCCCCGTCACCGTGATCAATGGGACGAAGGCCAAATTCCCTGAAGGCGGGTTTGTGATCCTCAATTACGAACTCCTATCCAAGTACAGATCTGCGATCGATCGGGTGAGCTGGGATGTTCTGATTTTCGACGAGTCTCACGTGCTCAAGAATGATAAGGCCGCCAGGACCATCGCGGCTCTCGGAAAGTGGAACCGGAACCCTGAGCGAGCCATCACGCCCATCAAGGCGAAAAGGCGGCTTTTCCTCACCGGGACGCCGATCCTCAATAAGCCTATCGAGCTTTGGACCACGATTCATAGCCTCGACCCGAAGACCTGGGGATCTTGGAAAGACTATACCGCGAAGTATTGCGACGCCCACGAGACCCGGTGGGGCTGGGATGTCAACGGGGCGTCTAACCTCCCAGAACTCCAGGACAAGCTGCGGGCGCGGATCATGGTCCGAAGATTGAAGTCAGAGGTCATGACGGAGCTGCCGCCAAAGCAGAGACAGGTTATCGTTCTCCCATCGAAGACCTCAGTACTGAAGAGGGAGAAGAAGTTTGCCGCAACGCTGGAGGCTATGCTGGCCGGGGCCGACATACCGCCAGTGGAGTTCGAGTCGATGAGCAAGGTCCGCCACGAGACGGCGGTTGACAAGATCCCGGATGCGATCGACCATATCAAGTCCCTGATGGAGGAGCACCAGAAGCTGGTGGTCATGTGTCATCACCGGGACGTGCTGGAGGCCATCGCCGAGGGAGTCCAGGAGTTCGGGGCGGTTCGGCTTCAGGGTGGTGATTCTGAAGCCTCGAAGCAGGATGCGATTGACAGGTTCCAGAACGATCCTGGTGTCAGGATATTCCTGGGATCGATCCGGGCGGCGGGGGTCGGAATCACCCTTACGGCTGCGAGTCTTCTCCTATTCGTGGAGTTGGACTGGGTGCCTGGGATCATGACTCAGGCCGAGGACCGCATTCACCGGATCGGGACGGCGGGGTCGGTCTTGATTCAGCATCTCGTTTATGCCGATTCCATCGATGCTAGGATGGCCGAGGCGATAGTCGAAAAGCAGGGGATCATCGAGCAGGCGTTAGATTGAAGAGGTGAGAGAAGATGGAACTTACAGCGAAGATGATAGGCGAGACCTTATCAAAGCTTAACCGAGAGATAAGCAGATTGACCGAGATCCGGGATGGAATCGCCGACGGGACCGCACAAATGACCGCAAATCAGTTTGGCGAAACGGTCATCGTCGATATCAGATCCTATGATGGAGAAGTCTTCCGGGTGGCACTTTAGGGAGAGGGTCACAAGCTATTTATAGCTTAAAGGGTCTCTTTATCATCGATGCCAACCAACTTTAACGTGCAGGTTCCCGACGACCTCACAGAAGAGATTGACGATGCCATAAAGAGCCCGTCTCCATATGAGAATCGAAGCCAGTATGTACGGGCAGCCATCCGGGAAAAGCTGGCGAGAGACAAGAGGGCGATCGCACAAGGCGAGCCGCTAGACTTCGCGTGAGGGCGACGAGGGAGGGGCACGATGAAATATGAAATTTCGGATCAAGTTAATTGTTTTCACTGCATGAATGCCGAGGTTGATCCTGGAGACCCCGGATGCCATACGATGCCAAACGGTGATCCTGGGTGGCCATCGACGCCCGCTGAGGTGATGTGCGGGTTTGTTGGCCACGACTCTGATACGGACTTAATGATGGAGATCGCCAACCTTAGAGGGATTCCTGATTACGTGGTTGAAAATGCCGCAAAGTTCTGTCCGCTTTTCAAAACAAAATGTGCAGAATGCGGGGATATAATCACAGATCCGGCGGTCGCATTAATAGCCTATGAATGGGATGAATCTATTGTATGTTCTCAAATCTGCAAAGAGAAAAGAGAAAGATTAAGGCGATTTAATCCGGCTGGATTTTGGGAGCATACCGATAACCCCTTTGAATCAGATAGATATGTATGGTGATTTTTCATGTCCTCATCAGATCTGATCGCAAAGGCAGTGGGCCGTATCCCTCCGCAATTGAGGAGAGAGGAGTTCAAGTTCCAGGGGATACCTTTTTATATTATGCCATCTAATAGCATTTTATGGCAAACGCGAATATCAGCCTTGACGAGACCATTTTGAAAGAGATAGATGATATCGTCGATTCAACGTCGAAGTACCGCAACCGAAGCCATTTCTTTCAAGTGGCAGCAGAGAACCTGATAGCCGAAGAAGCTAAGACGGGCAACGCGTGAATATAGGAGGGAGGAAAATGAGCCGATTCTATGATGAGTTTTATAAGCAAAAGGGAACCAGACACGACGATTTAGTTATCTGTTGTGTTACAGATGAAAATGTATCATCCCGAATAATTGAAATGCGTCCACCATCGCCTCGCAAAATGTCATTTTTTGCTCCATCGTGTGACGGGAAATCGTATTTTCCGGCGGGCGCGCCTATAAGAGAATGGAGGAAAGATATAAGGCACGAATGGAACTCGGAAAAACGGGTATATGAAGAACAAGGTGAACGAGACTGCACTAACACCGGATGTTCAGATCATCCCGAAAATTCTGGAAGGTGCCCCTGGATCGAATCCGGTAAAAAATATGAATTGCTTCGATGCGACATCCATAAACCAATCGGACACCCTGACTTCACCTACAAAACCGAAGTTGCATGTAAAACAGGAAATTTTATTGTTGGATATGCAGATATAATATTCAACGTCAAATGGAAATTGGTTCCTGTTATTGGGGTCGAAGTTCCGTCGATAGGAATGGATAGATATGAAGAACTGGATAGCGATTGGTCTAAATGGTTTTTAAAATATGCCGAAACAACTTTTGGAGATCAATATCCACAACCCAGCCTCGAAGACTTCTTATCAGATGAGTTCTCGCCATTCAATTGTAGCGTATTGGTCGAAGCAAAACCAGATCTTAACGACGTTGGAAGCGTGATACGTCAACTGAAGACGTATTATGATATATTAACGAGATCGTCATATGATATTAAAAAGATGGTTATAGTTACATATACAGAAGTGGATAAAAAATACGTGTCACTTCTGGAAAATGAAGGTATAACCTGCATAACAGTTTCCGAGGACGGAAGGGTATGATATGGTCATATCCATCCCCCCTCAGTTCCAAGCGCCGGGCTTTCGATTTGTGAAGCTTGGAAGATCCGGCGATCTATTAAAACGACCAGTTGAATATTTTTGGGATAGCCTGACTCTGGAGGAGGCTCGGCGGCAATATGCCGAGGACTTGGTCGCCGCCGGTGGGGATAAATCAAAGTCCAAGAAGCTACAAGCCGGAGAGCCTTCGAGACTGACTAATTACGCTTTTGATGATCCGGTCCTTCTCCAGCATCTCCAGCGGGGCTTGAACTATGGAGTTGTCAATGGAACCGGTCCGAACGGCGCGGGGCTGGTTACGCTTGATGCTGATAACCTCCCTCGTCTGGCTGAGTTAGTGGACCTCTCAAAGCTCCCTCCAACACTGGAGGCCGGAAGGCGAGAAGAGAACGGCGAACCGATCCCCGACAGAAGGCACTTCCATTTCATCTCCGACCTTGAAGGAAAGCATATCCTGAAAGATCCCGAGACCGGCGAGGATCTGGGAGACCTCCGGGGAACTGGCGGCTTCCAGGTCGTCGGGCCGGGGAGTCTGCATCCCTCGGGGGCGCGCGTCGAAGTCCTGGAAGATCGACCTATCGCTGAGATATCCGGGGCGGAGTTGCTGAGGGCCCTGGCTCCGGTCCTGGAAGCGTCCAGCACTTCAAAGCTGGCGGCGAACCGTGAGAAGCTGGAGGCACTGAAGCCGAAGAGGAGATCACCCACGGCGACGGATGCTGACCCATTCGAGGGCGTGGCGATTCTTGATGTGATCGATACCTCAGGCTTCTCAGAGTCTGGCGGCCAATTGTTCGGGGCGCACCCAGTTCATGGGAGCGATACGGATCATAATTTGGTGGTCAATCCATCGAAAAATTCATGGTGGTGTGGCCGTCATCAAACCGGCGGCGGCCCTGCGCTATGGCTGGCGGTAGAAGCTGGTATCATTCACTGCGATGAAGCCAAATCCGGGGCTATATCCGGGTCAAAGTTCATCGAGGTTTTGGACTATGCGAAGTCGAAGGGGATCATCCCCGACAACCGGCCAGAAGCCACCACCACGCCTCAAGTTGAAGAGTCCAAGCCAACTCAGGACGAATTATTATCGTTCACAAGAGATGATTTTGGATATTACGATAAGACGATGGTTTACCACTTCAGCCCAACTAAAGCCATCGATGCGGTTCTCGGAAAAATACCGATGTGCGTAACGGGATTCAGCCGCCAGGATAAGGATATCTATCGATTCGACGGCGAGATATATAAGCTGGATGCCGATTCTCTGATATCCGTAAAACTTCGAGACACATGCGGGGACTATGCCCAGACTCGCCAAATAAACGAGGTGTTGAACGGTGTTCTGGCGGCACTGAAACGACATCCTGTGTCTTTAGTACCTGATCCGTTTTTGATGCCCCTTCAGAACGGGGTGGTTGATCTCAGAACGGGACAACTGAGAAGCTACACGCCAGACGATTATTTTACATTTAAATATTGTGCTCATTATGATCCTTCCGGGGGCGAATGGAGAAGGGTTCTATGGCAATTGTGCTCTACACTTCGAGACCCGCGCGACGTCCTCCAGGCTATAGACATCATGACCTCGATGGTTCTGAGGGTGCCGTTCAATTCGTGGTGCCTTCTCTTTGGCGGCGGTTCCAACGGGAAAGGCAACTTCGAGGATATGATGGCTGCATTTGTCGGTCCTGACCGGGTTTCTGGGATGACCTTAGACGAGCTAAAAGCGTCGCGGTTCGGTCCTGGAACTCTCTTGGATGTAGATCTTTTGATCGTCTCTGAGGTCGAAGGTGTGAAGGGAGCCACCAACGCTATTAAAAAGATAGCAACCGGAGAATTTTTAGATTCTGATGTTAAGTTTGGTGGCCGGAAAAAAGGCAGACCCCACCTTCTAACCGTCCTGGATGCTAACCAGGCGTTCGATTATGGAGATGATAGTTTCGGGCGACGCCGCCGGACCATCAAGATGGACTTTCCGTATCAGTTTGGTTATGCCCCCCACGAAAGACCGATTGACCCCCACATGAAAGACAAGATCACGTCTCCAGGGGCGCTAAGCGGGATCGCCAGCATAGTCATGGCCCGCGCGCCTTACTTGATCGAATCTCGGAGAATATATCGGTACAAGTCCATATCCGAGAGTGAAGCCGAGTACGAAATTCAGAGATACCCCAAAAAATACTTCGTTGAACACTGCATTTCAGCAGTGGATTACGACGACGATGAATGGAGGTCGCTGAAAGGTGAAGGCACCGATAGGTTAGATATGCCCACGGTGGTCTCTGAATACCGTGACTTCTGCATGCGGTTTAACGTCCCCATTTCGGACGAAGATAAGAACGTGTCTCAGGAACTCGGAGGCTACATATCAAAAGTTTTTGATGTTAAGTCCGTGAGCACATCAAAAAGCGAAGGCGGGAAGGTTACTAGGTATAGATACTATCCAGGAATATGGCTTAAGAAGTCAGCCGCTGCTGTTCATGCTGATCACCTACTATCTTACTCCACATCTACTACACCTACTACACTATTACTACAGAGAGATAAGATAGAAATAGATATCAGTGAGTACATTACTACAGCTACTACGGCTACTACAGCAAAACTGGGAATTTTGTCTATGGAGGAGATTGTAGGAGAAATATGTAAAATGTTTTTATATATTTCGTCTTGTAAAAATCCTCAAGAAATATCCTGGGAAAAGTTTGTCGAAAACCCCGTAGTAAGTGTAGTAGCCGTAGTAAGAGGCCGCAGCGTGTCGGTTTGTCTTCCGGAAAGTGTAGTAAGAGGTGTAGTAGAAAAGCCTCAAGCTGTAGTAGAGACCCAAATTCCGTCTCAATTGATCCAGCTCATATCAGAGCTGGAACGGAAAGAAGAGATCGCGAAACCCGCAGTTCTGGCGAAAGAGTACCGTATCCCAGAGCTGGCGATGTGCGAAATGCTGGATAACCGAGGATGGACCGAGGGCAACGGTGGCTGGTGGAGTCCGCCACCGCGAAGGACGAGGTGATGAAGAGATGGAAACGAAGCGATGTTCTAGATGTGGTGAGGAGAAGCCAATAACCGAGTTTAATAAGCAGTCAGATCATAAGGATAAGTTATCCAGTCATTGCAAAGCATGTGAAGCCAAGCGTGCTTTGAATCGAATCGATGTGGTTAAAAACGTGGATATGGAACATTTCAAGGGCAATAGAGAGTGTTATCTCGCCAAAGCCCGCAAGCTCATGAGGGGCGAGGTGGTCGATCCTCACTGCGATAAGGTGGAGGGAGAGGAATGATCCTCCTCTCCGTTCTGGAAGACGTCCCGCCTTTCGTCGGGCTAGACGGTAAGACCTGGAGACTTCGGCGAGGCGACCTGCTTTCGGTGAACCCAGGACTGAGCTTCAAGCAGGCTCGCGCCCTGGCGGAGAAGAACGCGGCGAGGTGGGTTGGGTCCGATTAAATCAAAGGATATAAAAAGGATGACTAATATAATTATGCTTCGGAGATACTGATCGATGGCAAAAGCAGGAGAGCCCCGCCGCAAGAAATTCGACACCGAGCGCAGAGAGGAGCTTTTGGACCTCTTGAGACAAGGATACCGGCGAGGCCAGGCTTGCAAGAAGGTTGGGATTCACCCCAGCACGTTCAATGGTCATATAAATAAAGATCCAAAATTTAAAACAGATGTAATGTATGCCGAGATGGAAGCTAACGAGATGGTAGAGACCGCTTTGTACTCGGCGGCTGTCGGGAACGCGAAAAAGAAAATCCAACCGAACGTTACGGCGTGTCAAGTCTGGCTCTATAATCGGTGTCCTGAAGTGTGGGCCGACAAGCGGAACATAGGGAGAGCCCGACCAAAAGACGGCAAGACTCCGGACGTCTCGCTGAAGTCTCCAGAGGATATCAGGAAGGTCTGCGAGACCTTGATCGCCACGATGTTCCAGGAGGGCACGGCGGTCGATGCTCCGAACCAGGTCGCCGGCCTGATGAAGACCTGGATGGAAGCGTTCGGGCTGGAGAAGATCGAGACGTTGGAAAAGAAGATAGCAGAGATCGAGAAGGAGAGGGAGAAGAAATGAGACGCCGCGAAGACCTGATGAGATATCCGACCACGCTCGTCGGCTGCTCCAATTGTGGGCTCGGATACCCGCCGTCTGAGATGCACCAGATAGACGACGGCGTGTTTTTATGCGCAGAATGTTATAAAAAGGCTCAGATAAACGTGAGGCAATCGAGGAGAGGTAGACCGTGATCCTCCAGGGCGACTGCCTCGACATCCTCCCCACGATCGAGGATAGTTCGGTCAACCTGATCTATACAGACCCGCCGTATTTCAAGGTCAAAAACGAGGCATGGGATCGCCAATGGGATAAGCCCGATCAGTTCCTTTCGTGGCTCGGCGAGGTACTGGAGGAGTTCCGGCGCGTCCTGGCTCCGAACGGGTCGCTCTACCTCTTCGCGTCTCCGAAGATGGCGGCGCGGGTGGAACTGAAGGTGGGCGAATATTTCGAGGTCTTGAATAATATTCGATGGGTCAAATCCGAAGGCTGGCATAAGAAGACCAACAAAGACGAGATCCGGTCGTTCCTCTCTCCCTGGGAGGCTGTCATCTTCGCCGAGCATTTCGGGGCCGATTCCCAGGCCAAAGGCGAAAGCGGTTATGGGGCGAAATGTGACGAGCTGAGGGGGTTCGTTTTCGAGCCGCTGAGGGCGTATCTGGACGGGGAAAAGGCGAGGGCTGGATTTACCACACGGCAGGTAGCCGAACGGTTCCAAAAGAAGACGGGAAGCCGAACGGTTACGGGGATGGCGGGGCACTGGTTTACATCTGTTCAATGGACCCTACCAACCGAGGAAAATTATCAATGGCTCCAAGAGCTATTCAACCGCGAGGGCCGCCGGCCCGCCCCGCCATATGAAGACTACCATGAAGCCCCCCGAGCCAGATTTGAAAATCTGAGGGCCGACTACGATTATCTGAGGGCCGACTACGAGAATCTGAGAAGGCCGTTCACCGTATCCTCAGAAGTCCCTTATACCGACGTTTGGAACTATCCGACCGTCCAGTCGTACCCTGGCAAACACCCGACAGAGAAGCCCTACCAGATGCACCTAGACGTGATCAACGCTTCCAGCAGACCGGGCGATACCATCCTCGACGCTTTCGGTGGGTCGTGCAAGGTCTATGACGCCTGCCTGGAACTCGGGCGCGTCCCTATCGTGATCGAGAAGGACGAGGGGTATTATCGGGCCGCCATGAAGCGGATACGAAACAAGCCGATCACGCTCGAAAAAGCGATGGATGCGGTCGAAGCTCTGCCCGTCACCCTCGCCGACTTCTCCGAGGTGCTCCCAGCATGATCGACCTCCTCCCATCGATCCCGCCAGTATGGGGCTGGAAAAGGGCCAAGATCGCCGAGATCGAGGACCGGGACGGATACGAGGGACCGAAGATCACCGGTTTCATCATGTGCGGAGGCACGCGAATGCGAGGACTATCATCTTTCGAGAAGAGGCTCGCGAAACTTGAGCCCGACACCAACGAGAAGAGCTTCGCGATTCCGGGATCTATGTTCGCCGAGTCGATGCGGCTGATAGCGGAAACTGTACCGGAAGGTCTGGAAGGGAAGCCGTCGCGTGAGGTGGCGGAGGTGATCAGGTTACTAGGATGACCACAATGCTTATATACCTTTAGAGCCTATCCATGGTATAGAGCGAACCTAAAAGAGAGGAGATGAGAGAAGATGAAAAAATACTACGATGCATCAGGGAACCCGTACACGTTCCCGGAGTCGGCAAAGGACGCTTTCGAGAACGGTCAGTGCTGGAGGCCGAAGGTGTTTCAGCAGGGAAGCCGGGCGGGCCACCCGTCAGACAAGTTCGGGGTCGAGCTGTGGGGAAAGCAGCTCGTCCTAGTAGAGTACAGCGCCGCCGGGTTCGGCGACGGCGCACCGTGCCGAACGAAAAAGCGATCGGTACTCATCCGACAGGTGGACCCCGCTACGGTGCGGGACCACTTCGCGACAGAGTACATGCTGATTGCCGGGGGCGACTGAGCCCCCATTTTCGAGGTGAGAGAAGATGATGATGGATGCTATAATGGAAGGGCTCCACCGAGCCCTGAACCCCATCGAAGGACTAGATATCGCATCCTTCGATGAGAAGGGGCGAGTAGGGAGATATGCCCTCGGGCACGTCGACGGGTGGAGCGTAATAATCGATACCCGGCTGGGAGTGTTCGGCGTCCTCGCATACTCGGATGAGTATTTCTGGCTGAAGGACGGGGGCCTCCCGTTCGATGCAGAAGAGGCAGCAGACCTTTTCAGGAGAGACGTAACAGCGATCCTGGCAGATCCGTCTCTCCCGGAGCCATATTCGTTCGTCTGTGGAGAGGACGAACCGCCGGTCTGGAGTGAAAAATCTTTACGCCACCTCCGAGAGGAGGCCCCCTGAGATGGCCCCTTCCATCCATGTTGCGGCGACTAGGAAGCTTGCTGAGATCGTGGAGAATCAGGCTGCTGAAGGAATAGCGGCCACCCATCCCCCAGCTTCGGTCGATGCAATAGCATCAAGTTTGCGGGCCGGGAGGCGCCTGTCGAAAGCGTTCTCTTTGCTCAGCGAGGTGGACTGATGCCAGCCATCACAGGAATGAGACGATCCGGGGCTCAGCTTTCGGTGAGCCCTCAAACCCACGCCGACATCGACGAGATGCGGCGCGACATGCAGGCCGAACTCCGCCGTGACGTGACTCAGGACGAGGTAGTCCGAGCCATGATGGATGATTCTCATCGGCTCGGAAACGTCGATGACATGATCCTGGCGGCTATAGAATCGTTCTCCGAGGCCGAAGCCGAGGGGATGACATCATTGCCTATAGGAGACGTTTTGGGCTTCCTGGGAGATCTGAAAGCCGAGATCGAGGGGGCCGGTGAAGATGAACCAACTGGCTGACTTCTCTTGGATCGGTGTTATAGGTGGTGTTATATTATATTGTTCCATCGCGGCTTATTTGAAATGTCTTGTCAGGATGTGGGGGGAGCTTGATGCCGAAAGCTGATCGGATGTTCGGCCTTGCCCGGCTTATGGAGCAATGCCCTGGAATCAAGCCGTTCATCTACGGTTTTATAGTGATGGTCATTATAATATGGGCGGGGTGGTATTCTTTTGACTAAAGATCTGAAACGGTGCTCCTGTTGCCATCAGTTGAAACCGCTATCCGAGTTCGTCCGCCACAAATCGAGTCCAGACGGGCGGTTTTGTTATTGCCGCGAATGCCATACCAAACGAGCCCGCTATTATCGCCTGACCAGATCAGCGGTTCCAGATTGCATCGATGCAGATCATTTTTTCGCCAACGAGCGGTGCTATATGGAGAAGGCCCGTAACCTTCTGGCTGGAAAGCGAGTCGATCCGGCTTGTGGCGGGGGAGCATGACTCCAGACGAATATTATATTTATTCTCGGCTTTTAATCGGGTTCTACGTTTCGTCTCCGGGGGCGAGGTCAACTGATGCAAGCGCCACACTTGGAATCGCCGAACCATTGGCGGCAAAGATGACCTTCGACTTGTGGAGGGACGGAACCATAAGCCACGGCGACGAGGAGCCCGGCGAGATCGTACCGACTTGAGGTTTTGAAAATGGGAAACGACTTATCTGATTTCGGAGTCTGCGAAGGCGGAGCATGTGAGGTCAACTTCTCCAGGCCAGTCGATCCAGAATGGGCGGAGTTTGACGCGAAGGTGGCGGCGAGGAAAGCTAGGCTGGAAGAGGCCAGAAAAACCAGGCGGGAGGAGTTAGGTCTATCTGACGGATCAGGTTATCGTCCCCCAGAGCGGGGGGGGATCAAAGACCTGATAGCTTTGACTCCCTACGAAGAGGAGGCGATTAACTCGATCCTGAGTTGCGTTGATCCTGATGACCTTTTTGGGCTGCTGGAAGATCTTAATAGCCGTGACAGGATAACGTTCATAGCTGGTTTTGTGGTGGGGCGGTCAATATAGATCAACATTTCGGAATAGAATTGTGATGATACATGTGACATCACATTTTTGATCACGTTTTGAAGGGAAAAGCTATATAACCTAGTAGATAGCTAGATAGCTAGGTGATATGATGCCAGACGGCACAAGGACGATATTCATCACCGTGCCATTGGATGAACATAAGGTAATGTGGGATCAGAAGGGCGACAAGTCCTGGAAAGACTTCTTCACAGGGCTTGCGCGGGATGCAAGAGAGAGGGAGAGATTCTGATGGGAGATGAAAAGATAACCGAGCTTTTGGCGAAGCTCGAAAAGCTGGACCCAGATACATATGTGGCATGGTGTGAATTGTTTTATGACATATGGGGCATAGATTACGGTCCATTGAACTGGGATTCGTTCACTGGATCTAGGAGCCTCCTCCAGGGCGTCATCCAGGACGCGATCGCGGTCCACGACTGGGAATATTGCGTTAGAGGGCCACTTACTCGCCTCGCCACATGTGCCGGAGACGTCATCACAGGATACAGTGAGATATGGGCCGGAGGCCGTCGCATTAGAACTCCTGAGGTACAAGAACGGGACGGGCAGACTCCTGCCGAAGCGATCCTCGCGGCCTACGTCGCGGCGCTCGAAGCGGAGGCGGCGAGATGAGGATCGACCTGGATGGAACAATCGAGTTCAAAAGCACGCCGGGGAACTGGCATAGGGAACGATCCGGGATGAAAGCCTACACCATGCGGGTCATTTCGAATCCGTATGAATGGGACGAGTTCAGAAGGTGGCTCGATTTTTGCATGGATAAGAAGATTCGAATCGTCTCCACCGGAAGTGAAAAGAGCTTCACGCGGGCCGTAACTGACGTGACTATCGGCGGG